TGGAAGGGTGGCAGAGTGGTTGAATGTACCGCCCTGGAAAGGCGGCATACGGAAATTCCGTATCGAGGGTTCGAATCCCTCCCCTTCCGCCAGAACACAGACCCCGAAGCCTCTCAGGCTCCGGGGTTTTTCTTTATTTACCTTGAGTACCAGGCACATTCCAGAATTCTACTTTCGTCGATTCCGCCAAAATCCGCCAGATTGCGACATATTACGCCATGCGATAGACTGTGGAGGTGGGTCTTTTGGTGGGTCTTTTTTCGGTGGGTCTCTGGTGGGTCTTACGCGATTCACCGCCCAAAGGTAGATATGAAAGATCAAGTCACGTCGAAAAATTTCATGACGCTGCCACCCGGCCGGTACTCGCTCGGCGGTGGGTTGATGCTTCTCGTGCGTTCTGAGTCTTCCCGGCAGTGGGTTGTCCGCTACCGATTCGCGGGGACACGGAAAGACTTGTCGATCGGTGGCGCCTCGCGCATTTCAATCACGTCTGCAAAAGCGCGGGCAGCAAAAATTCTCTCAATGGCGGCCGACGGCATCGATCCGTCATCATCAAAGCTTTCAGAAGCAGACGCCCGAGAAAGCATCACTTTCAAAGAGTTCTATCCTGGTGCAATCGCGACCATTCAAAACGTCAAGCGCTGGAAAAACGAAAAGCACGCATCGCAGTGGGTGTCCACAATCGAAACCTATGCCGTCCCGGTTCTCGGTGCTCTTCGCGTAAAGGACATCACGCGAGGAGACATCCTCGAAGTCCTCAAACCGATCTGGACAGAAAAGCCAGAGACAGCCAGCCGCCTACGAGGCCGCCTCGAAAGTCTCTTCTCTCAAGCAATCGCTGAAGAACTCATACAAACAAACCCTGCTACTTGGAAAGACGGGCTAGCTTTCTTCCTGCCGCCGATCTCAAAAGTCCACGAAGTCAAGCACCATGAGGCAATGCCTCTTGAAATTCTGAAAAGTTTTGCACCGGAGACGGCGAAAAAGACTTCTGTCGTGTCTCGCGCCGTCCTTTTCGGCATCCTCACTGCTACACGCGTGCAAGAGTTCCTTTGCGCACGATGGGACGAGATCGACATCCAGCGCGCGACGTGGACGATCCCGGCCCCTAGGATGAAGTGCGGTCTTGAGCACCGCGTCCCGCTCTCACGTCAGGCACTGGCAGTCCTAGAACGCTGCGAACGAAAGTCTGAGCTCGTCTTTCCTGCGCCACGATCAGACAAAGAGATGGTTATCGACAGCCCTCGGGCTTTTATCCGGAAGGCGACAGGCGAGTCTTTCACAATGCACGGCTTCAGATCAACGTTCCGCGACTGGTGCGAGGAAAACTTCATCCATGAGGCCCTTGCCGAGCGCGCTCTGGCTCACGTAAAGGGCGACAAGGTCGTGCAGGCCTACCAACGCTCAGACCTCCTTGAGCAACGCCGCCCGGTCATGCAGCAGTGGGCAGACGCGATCCTGCCGACATGAAAGAATGATTCACAGCAAGAAGGTTTAACTACAACTTGCTGTCTCCGAGGTACAGAGCGAACATGAGCACACCAAAACACAAACACCGGAGACAATCATGACGAACAACACCAGCCGCCGCGAACTCGAAAAAGCCCTCGAACAGCTCGAACTCGCCATCGATCTCAAGAGCGACGAGGCTGCTGACGCTTACGCGGCCGGGAAAAAAGTAGAATGGCGGAGCCTTGTCAAGGCGTTCCTGGCGCTTTGCGACGAACGCGACGAAATTGCCGCCCGCCTCGAGGCCATTCCCTAAAAGTAAGTTACAATTTGAAAATCTACGCGCGGATCACCTCCGCGCTTTTGTCGTTTCGCTGTCCTATTCCTCCTGGAGAACTTATGAAAAAGATCGCCATTGCCCTCGCTCTCGCCGCCGCTGTCTTGGCTGGTTGTGTCGAAAAGACGTCAGAAGAAGAAAAAACCGCGCAAAAAACGGTCGAACAGGTCAGCTTCGAACTTCTCCCTTATGCCGTCATCACTGAAGAAAAAGCTACTAAGGCAGGAACTCGCACCATTACGTACGCTGTCGTCGGTCTGAACGAGCCGGCACAAACCGTCAATTCAACCAACCTGGCCGCTACCTGCATGGGTGCTGCCAAGTATTTTGCCGAACATAATCTTACGGACATAGCCTCTGTTCAACTTATTGACCGCGTGATCGGCATCAAGGCCGCACAGATCGCCGTCGCTCGATGCAACTATGCGACGGACGGCAAGGGATTCAATGGCTCACAGAAGTGGACTTGGGACGATGTCATGGCCGCTGATCGCACGACAACCAAGGATGAGCAAGAAATTGTTCGCCTGTGGGCAGGCTTGCGCAACCAGCACTTGAAAGCAGACGGTACGACTGATGAGCCTGCACTCGTGAAGGCAATTGCCACAAAGCTCAACAAGAAACCCGAAGAAATCGTCACGCCGCTGATTGCTCTGGGGGCTGTTGCTAATGTCGACGCCATTGCCAGCGCTGTAAAGGCTCACAAACCCACCGAAGTCAAGTACGACATTTCGATTGACAAGAAGTAATCTCTTGATTTTAGCTTTATGAGCGCAAAAACATTTTCTGTTTTCGTTGTTGCCACCTTTCTAGCAACGACTTTCTTTTCATCCCAAGCCATGGCAGCAGAAGCCAGAAAATCTGCGACCCAGACGTCTATGGCGGCCAGACACGCGCCAGTTCATCATCTAAAAAGAGAACTAAGAGATCTCGTAGAAAATAATTAAGCCAGAGCGCCGGGGGGCATCCCCGGCGTTTTTCATTTCTCCAGACTTACTGTTGCGTCGTGAACTCCGGCGTTTCTTTGAAGTAGGTCTGAACCCTCTGCAAGAAGCTCTGTGCTTTCTCTGAGAAGTCCCTCGCACCGGGCGATTGCGGCTCGTTCCACTCGGCAGGCGTCGGCAGAGTCTCTTCGCTCACGATCTTGGTAGGCACGTTGCACCCGGTCAAGGTCGTCAGAGAGGCGCACAGCATCGCGCCGAGAAGCATCAAGCGCGTTTTGCGCTGCAACAAGTTTTTCATAAGCCTTTCTCCCATCGTTGGCCCGCAGAATTGCGGCCTGAAGTTTGACATCGGCGATCTCCTCGCCGTACTCGTGCGACGCGTACATGTACCCGCCGACAGCGCCCGCAGCAAACAGCCCGAGCGGCACAAAAAGCCTCCAGTTCATCGAAGCCTCCATGCAAAAAGAGACCCGCTGTGGGGTCTCCTGTTTCAATATCCTCGACGCCGGTAGCTCGTCCAGTCGAAGAGCACCGAGCGCCCTCCTTCGCGAAGACGGTCCATTGCCGCCTCGCCCAAGTAATCCATCAAGGCTTCACCGGAGAGATTGCTGATGACAATCGTCGCCTTCAGCGCCTCGTACCGGCTGTTGATCACCTCGAAAAGCATCAGCTTCTCGGCATCGGTTCCGAACTGCCTCCCGACCTCATCGATGACGAGAAGGTCGGGCGTAGCAAAGGACTCGTACACCTCGCGCTCGTTTCGATCCGACTGGCGTCCGTAGGTTTCCTTGATCCGCTGCGCGATGCGAGACGCCCGCGTATAGAGCGCCGAGCCTCCGTGCTCAATCAACGCCTGCGCGATTCCTATGGCAAGGTGCGTCTTGCCCGTTCCGGACGTGCCGTAGAAAAGCAAATTTGCACCGCTGTCGTCGTTCTCGCAGATTGTCTGCAAGTACTCCCTTGAAGCCTCAAGCGCGGCACGCTGGCCTCCGTTCGACACGGCGTAGCCTTCAAGCGTGCGGTTACGGTAGCGAGCCGGTATGGCCGCGTCACCGATGACGCGACACGCCTTCACAGCCTCACTGCGCTTTGTAGCCTCTTTCGCCAGTCTGGCATTCTCACGGTCGCGGGCTTCAAGCGCACACTGCGCACAGCCCATCCAGACGATCCGGTCGCGGATCATTACTCCCGTGTCCGTAAATGCACCATGTGTGGTGCAAATTGCAGGCTTCGTCCGCCCGCTCCGTATATGCGAAAGATCGACTTCCCTCAAAGCCATTCATTCTCATTCCTTCCCTCAAAAGTCAAACGGGTCCCGGCGGTAATCACCCGCCGACGTATCTGTCATATATCCCGTTTTCGATTTCTTGTTTTTATCTGGTATAGGTCGCCCATTGCCGGCTGCACCTTTCGCCCTTGTCGGCTTTTCGGACTGCCGCTCCAAGGTCGCGCTCTCGCCTTTTTCGGTCAGCGTGAACCACCTGGTCCGGTCATAAGCCGATCTGTTGAAGTTCCCTGTTTCCACATATCCACAGGTTATCAACTTGTCCATAGCCCCTCTCACCTGCTTTTCTGTCAGGTAGTCGAAAAGCTCGGCGAAGTGCCGGGTGCTCCCATAGGTCCAATGTTTCCCGTCATGGTGGTGGCGTCCGGCTCGGCGGTTCGCCCGCACCCAGAACGCAATGTTCTCAAGGACAACGGCGGCATTGACGCCGACCTCGACGGCAACCGACACGCTGAAATGGTGCTTTACGCCCGACGCGCTAGGCTTTATTGATTTTTCATCTGGGGATGTCATACTAGAGATAAATTCCTCCCCTCATTTCATTCGATAGCCTCGCCGAACTGTCACGGCGGGGCATTTTTCATGCCCCCTCCTCAAAAACATCTGGAAAGAGCTCGCAAGCCGGAACACCGAGCACATCCTCATACGCTCGCAACGTCTTGAAGTGTGCCGGTGTCGCTACTCCGCTCTCATGTTTTGAGACTGTTTGCTGTCCGCAACCGACAAGCACGGCCAGCTCTGCCTGCGTGAACCCTGCCTCCCTGCGTGCCTTTTTCAACGCAGTTCTCTCAAACGGCTTCATCGCCGACATATTCCTTGAATTTCTTCGGAAAAATTACGTAAGTCCACTGCCCGGAATGCGGCATTTTTGCGGCCGCACCAAACGGGAGCAAACCCTTTTGTAAGCAGATTCTGATGTACTGAGGCGATTTATTGAGCGCCTTAGCGACATCGTTCACCGTTAGGTTTCTCAATGGAAAACATCTCCTTTTTCATCTTTTTTAGACAGTTGCGGTTAAAAAAAATCGCGCATGATCGCACGGTGCCTCTCACTGCCTTTCAAAAAAATAGTACGAAATCAGATAATTGAGTTCAATAGTGAATTTTTGGAAGTTAATCGTTTCTCTTGCTTTGATAAATTAAATGATCTAAATTAGATATATATATCTAAATTAGATATTTATAACAGCAAAGGGAGAGGGTTTAATGGAGTATTTATCCGACAAAGAAATAGGCTACATCATCAAACGCGCGAGGATGCTTCGAAATCTGACGCAGGCGGAACTCGGTGAGCGACTTGGTGTGCAGGCCGCTGCGGTCCAAAAATGGGAAAGCGGAAAGGTCACGAACATCAAGCGAAACATCCTCAGGGATATGGCCGTCGAACTGAGAGTGAATCCTGCGTTGCTGATAGGCCTGCCAGTTCAGACGGATTTCCTCAAGCTGCTATCGAAAACCGAGCGCATTGGAATGGAGAACTTCTTGAAGGAGTATCAAACCAAGCACCTCAAAGAAGGTGATGACAATTAAAGCGCCAAACGGCTATGGAAACATTTCAAAATTAAGTGGCAATCGACGCCGCCCCTGGTGGGTGCGGATAACGATCGGGTGGGAGATCAACGAAGAGACGGGAAAGGCAAAGCAGCTCACCTCCACGCTTGGATATTACGCAAGCCGAAAAGAAGCGATGATCGCCCTGGCCGAGTATCACCAGAACCCGATAGACCTCACACGAAAAACGCTAACGTTTGCTGAGGTCTGGGACATCTGGACGCCGCCGCACTTCAAGAAGTACCCGAGCAGCGCCGCCGGCCTCAGGTCAGCATACAAGCGCTGTGCACCGCTCTACGACATGCAGATGGCCGACATCAAGAAGGTTCACATGCAGGACATCCTCGACGGCATGAATCACATGTCGGAGGAGAGCCAGGGCAAGGTGAAATCGATCTTCAAGAACGCGTTCAAGTACTGCATCGAGAACGACATCGTCACGAAAGACTACTCGCAGTTCCTGGTGATCACACCGCCCAAAAAGAAAAAAGCCGCGAAAGAAAAGTTCTTCACGGCAGAGGAGCTCGGCGCTGTATTTGGCTCGCAAGACTTCGCGGTTCAATTCCCGACCGGCAAGAAGTCCTACGCTGAACTGCGGCTGGCTGACACGGTGCTCATCATGCTCTACACCGGCATGCGGATAGGAGAGCTCCTCGGAGTCAAGACCGCAGACGTAGACCTTGCCCAGCGCATCATCCACGTGCGCGGAACGAAGACCGAAAACGCGGATCGGATTGTGCCGATTCACAGAGAGCTTGCGTCGATCCTTTCAAAGCGCCTCGATGGCGAGCACCTGATCGAAAACGCGAACGGCAAGCCTATCAAGTACGACCAGTACAAGAAGCACTTTTTCGACCCGTATATGGAGAGCCTGGGCGTCTCGCACACGCCTCACGCGCTCCGACATACTTTCGTCTCTCTGATGGACTCTTGCGGCGTATCGTCGAACTCAGTAGCCCTGAAAAGGATCGTCGGCCACTCGAATTCGAACGTGACAGAGTTGTATACGCACAAGGACGTTACCGACCTGATCGAAGCAATCGATAAATTACAAGTGAACGTTGTGTGACAATTCAGTGAACTGGAAAAGTCAAGCCGAAAGGCTTTTTTCTAGGCGTGTCGTGTAACTTACGTGTCACTTACGCACTTTAAAACAGGGCGTTTTCCCGTAATTCTCTGAAAGTTAAAAAGCCCCCAAAACCGCGCCGTACGTAGGTTTCAGGGGCTTTTCTCGTGTCTTGTAGGACGCTACAGAATTTACTACAACAGTAACTTGATTAGTCGGACAAAGCCCGGTGTGACGCGGTTTACGTGTTCTCGTGTCACTTACGCGTCACTTCCCGCGTAATTCTCTGCATGCCTAATTAGTATATCGTAAACCCTTATAGGTCACAAGAATTTTTGAAATTCGGCTCAAGAAAAAGTTTTTTCGACTCCCTCGGCAATTACTCGTGCGAGCTTGTCTTGGTAGCTGAACCTGAACAATTTCTCGGCTGTCGGATCGTGTGAGATGAAGCCAACCTCCACAAGTGCGGCCGGTGCGTTCGTGTGCTTCAGCACGTAGTACTTCGCCTCCTTGACACCTCGGTCTTTTTCTTCAGGAAAGCTTGAAGCCAGACCGTTCTGGATGTTTTCGGCAAGGCGTTTCGTCACGCCTCCAACACCCGGATATTTGAACGTCTCGATTCCGCTTGCGTCCTTGTTCTCGGCGCTATTGCAGTGGATCGAAATGAACGCGTCCGACTTGGCAGCGTTCGAAATGTCGCATCGCTGTTGAAGCAGAAGCGCCTGATCCTTCGTTCGAGTGAGCACGACGCGATGCCCTTTCGCCTTTAGTTTGTCCGCAATTTTGTTTGCGATACCCAAGGCCGCTTCAGCCTCTTTGTAGCGACCATTCACAGCCCCCGGATCAGTACCTCCGTGCCCCGGGTCCAGCACGATAGTCAGTTTCTTACTCATTTCTTGACAACCTCCCTACTCTTAATTTCCTTAATCGCTCGATGCAGAAAGCCTGGGATCATGCCGCCAAAGCCAAGGCGGTCAAGATTCTCAAGCGTGCTGCCGAGTTCATTAACGGCGTAAGCCGCAATAGCCGCGTTGCGCAGCATGTCTGTGCCTGCGATTACGTCAAGCCCATGCGAAAGCATCACGACGACGAAAATGAAAACCTTTTTGAAAAGCCCTCGAAAGCCGACACGGCTGTTCCACTCGCCGGTCTTTCCTGCAGCGATGGTCCCCGTCACGTAGTCCACGGCGACGAACATCAACAGCCACTGCAACTGCAGGTCAATACCTCCTAGCGCCCAAGCCAGTGCGCTTCCGACAGCCCCTGAAGCGAGCATCAAATACGCCTCCCCTTTAGCAGGTACGAGCAACGACATGTAGTCGATGAACGTCTGCACAAACCCTCTCTCCATAAATCACCTCCTTGTTTGTTCTCCCCTTCACCATATTCAACGACCGTCAAAATCCCTAGCCCTGACACGCCTGCCATCACTACAGGCGTAAAAAAAGGGGACGGTTTCCCGTCCCCCTGTTATGGAGCTTTAAGCCTTATCTTTTAAGTCGCTCAACCTCTTCCGAAAGTCGCTGAACCGCGAGGATCAACGGACAAACGAGCGAAGCATAGTCCACCGCCAGATAGCCCTCAGACGACTTGCTGACAAAGAGCTTCGCAATCTGCGGGTCCGCATTCTGGACCTGCTGCGCGATGAGCCCCATGTGCTTCTGACCGTCTTCCTCGCCGAGGTAGGAATAGGTGACAACTGGGAGCTTGCGAATGAACGCAATCGCTCGATCGGCATCGACCTTCGCAATTCCTTCCTTAAGCCGAACGTCCGACGAAACGCTGATGGCCGTCTTCGAGTAGATTTTCGAACCGGCAATCATCGTCTCAAGGCCGTTCGTCGCGAGCGTCATCATGGACGACGTTTTGAAGAGCGCCTGAGTCCCGTTGAGACGAATCACGTCAGAAGCTACAGAACCGCCAAAGTCCTGGCCATCCTGACCGTCGCGTCCATTCGTACCGTCACGACCATCAGTTCCCGGATAGCCCTGAGGACCGCGTTCGCCATCTCGACCAGGAAGTCCATCCTTACCAGGAGCGCCGTCTTTACCGGGCGCACCCTCAGCACCGGGAAGTCCATCCTTGCCAGGAAGTCCCTGCGCACCACGAGCGCCGTCGATGCCGTCCTTTCCATCAACACCGTCCTTGCCGGGCAGGCCAGGCTCACCCATAAGGCTCGCGAGCCATTCAACCTCGCTACCAATGAAGCCGTTGGCGACAGCGACCTCATAGGCACTCAAGCCATCAGCACCATCGGCACCTGGCGTGCCAGAGCCACCTTCGCCCTTGAGGGCAAAGCGAGCGTCCGCTTCGGTCTTGCTGTAGATCGTGAGGCTGTTCGCCTTTTCGTCAAGCACATCCGAAAGCCATTTGTCTTCGTTGCGATAGTTCACAACGTCGGTGGAGTGATCCGCAAGCACTCGGATCGGAGCCGGCTTGAAAGTCGAATCCATACGGTCGTACCAGAACCCAATCAGAGATTCGTCGAGCGTCTCGATTCGAATCAAACGCGCGTCGATCACTTCGGTCGGATACTCCTGCACGCCGATGCAGAGGTCCTTTTCGTTGAGCTGAGCGTAGAAGAAGTAGATCACTTCGACCCAGCCGTTGCCAGTCCACTTCTTACCGATGACGGTCTTGTCGTCAGTCGTACCGATGTAGATGTAGTTGGGAATGGTCACCTCAGTCGGGAAACCGTATGTGCCAGTGCAGATGCTCTGGTCGTTAATGAAGCCGTAATAAAACAATGGCTTTCCTTATAAAAAAAGGCCGAGGGACAGTCCCCCGGCCATGAGCACACAGTAGCATGCTCTGAGTCGCAACGTGCCGATTCTCACAGCTCGTTGCATCTATCCTCAGAAGAGGACGCTGTACAGCCACGTGCAGAGAACCCCGGCAATGAAGCCGACCAGTCCCCAGAAGAGGCGCGTCTTGCGACGGGTCTCCGCATCGAGCAGAGCCTTCTGGGCTTCCACCTTGGCGATGAGCTCGTCGGTCACTTCCTCGACCTTGACGCCGAGCTTGTCGAGCCATTCCCTCACTTCTTCTTTCGTCATCTCAGTCACCTTTTCCTTTAGCGCATCTTTCAGCGCCTTGACAATCAAATCCCACATATGAAAAAATCGCCAGAAGGCGGTGTGATAAAGTTATGTGTACGTACCCTGCTCACGGATGATTCGGCAACCGTGAGCCATTTTTGCATTCATATCAAACATGTTTCAAGATGTTACCCCCCCCTTGTAATCAAAATGATTCTCGGCAAAAGATAGACGCCGTCTATTTGTGGTGCGACGGCTCTGACCAAAACTTTCAAAAAGCCAAGGAAGAACGCTTAAAGGAACTGAACCTGCCGTTCCAAGAAGATAATGTCGGCGACCTCAGATTTGCTGACAATGAGGAGCTGAAATATTCTCTCCGCTCCATTCACCAGAACGCCCCCTGGATAAACCACATTTACATCGTCACGAACAAGCAAAAGCCCTCGTGGCTCAAAGAGCATCCCAAGATCACAATCGTCGACCACAGTGAAATCATTCCGAGCGAGCTACTACCTACGTTCAACTCTGTGGTGATCGAAATGTATGTCCATAAGATCCCAGGACTGCAGGAGAAATTTTTGCTCTTTAATGACGACATGTTCATTAAGAACCCCGTTTCACGAGACTTCTTTTTCGATGGTGACAAACCGATTGTTCGCCTTAGAGAAGTTCCTAAGCAGATGCAGTACGCTTCCATCGAGGAAGCTGAAAACGTCGTCAATAGCCATCTCGAATATGGCTTTAGAGAAACACAAATTCGAGCATGGCTGATGGCCTGCCGGCGCTACGGTTACCACAAGTTGCTCGTGCTTTCGCATACCGTAGACGGGATGACAAAATCAGCGATCGCGGAAACCCTTGAGAAATACCCTGAAATTCTAAAGAGAAACACATCTCCATTTAGAACAGGTGATGAAGTCCAACGCCTGATTTTTCAGCTAGAGATGGCCTACGGAATGGGAGCCAGAGTTGAACTTCAGAAAAAGCCATCCTTCTGGGTTAAGCATTTCAATTTCCTATTCAAGAGCGACATTGACTCTTTTGAAGGAACCGAATGCGACAAAATTCGAGAGAGAATCAAAAAATTTAATCCACATATGTTTTGCCTAAACGCCGACATCAAGATGGACAGCGTAAACCGTAAGAAATCGAAGCAATTTCTAGAAGAGCTCTTTTCAACCCCGTCACCGTTTGAAAAATGACATTGACAGATGCCCACAGGCTCCTCTACGGGCATCTGCACTTCATTCTTCGATACACACAAACTACCCATTCGTTCTCTTGAACACAGCGGGAGCTTCTGGCCACACAACTTCTCGCGGGAAACCTTCCTGCGTCGGCACATCACGAAGCGCCTGACGGTAAGCCATGACAGCTGCCTTGTCCTCATCAGAAAGAGGGTAGTCCGGCATGGCGAGGTAGTCCGTCGCCGCGATTTTGCTGTCACGTTCGGCTCGCACATGAACCGCAAAATCTTCGTCGGTCGGCTCGGGCACCGCAACGATCTGGAACCGACGTACGCCGTTCTGCGGCTCGATCTCGTCGATGTAGCAGTCGCCGCGTGAGTTGCAGAAGACTGCCGCCTCGGGCGGATATTCGCCCTCGAAAATTTGTCCGATTTCAAAATTCATGTTCTTCCCTCCTTTCAATATCCGCTGGCGCGCCAATCCCAACCTTGGTTTCCACCCTCGTAATACGTGATTGACGTTTTCGCCGTTGTTCTGCCTGAGCGGTGCTCGTATGCCGCAATCCAGTCAGGGTGAGACGTATACCCACTCGACGGTTGCACATTGAACGTGTAATTTGTATTAGAAAATGACTTATTAAAAGTGCATGTGCCACCAGTACCGTGTCCACCTTGCTCAATCCATCCATCAGACCATACGCGATACCACTCTGTCCCGCTTCTCCACGTTTTAGTGACGTAAGCATTCGGCCGTGGGATCGCATCAACGTCCGCTTGCACCTGCGAAACGTCCGCTTGCACCTGCGCAACAGTCGTCAAAACATCGGCCATATCCACAGAACCGAGGTTCGTCGCTTGGCCTGCCACGACAACGCAAATCATCCATTCGTTCGACTCGGGCTGCACGGTGCTCGAACGACCGTAGATGACGTTGGATTTAGAGGCGTCAAAGCTAAAGCCATTTTGCGAATCGTCAGAAGCACTGCCCGGCGTTGGTCTTGATACGCCCCCGCCAACAATCAGAGCACCAGAGGCGGAGTCACTCCCGTCAGTGAGCTGAGAAGCGTTAAAAGTACCTTTGATATTCGGCAACCCCGCCTTGTGGTACTTGCCTGCGCTCGAACCCGCGATTGCGATCTGCATGAAAGGCGCGAACTTCGGCGTGCGGAAAGTCGTCGAGCCGTCGCCTTGTGAGTAGTACGGACAATAACCGCCGTTGGCGCTCGCGATGCTCTGCCACTCCGCTTCGGTTTTCACCCACCCCTTTGAGGTCGCATAGGCGAAGAAGTCCTTGTAAAGCGAACGGTTGTAGGTCGCGCCGTTGCACTGGATCGCGCCGTCAGGAGGCGTCTGGTACGGCCACGCGAATAGATGACCGAGCGGGAGGCCAGTATCAACCTTCACATTGCCCGATCCATCTGGGCCATTCCCGTTGACAGTCTTCACCCCAACGTCAACCGGAACATTACCGTCCGCGCCGGCAACGTTACCATTCACGCTTCGAACATGGGTACGCACGGTCCATTCAACCATGCCGTCCGCAATGACCTGACCATGCGTGACATTTCGCGTATCAAGCAGCTCCGCGCTCGTCTTCCCCGCCTTCGTGCATTCGAGGAAGCGCTCGTACTGGAAGGCGCAGTCCACCTTGTCGCCGACTTGGTACGCCGTTGACTTGCGTCTGAACTCGTTGATTTCGTAGATCAGCTGAGTGCAGACCGCCGTCTGGGGAGCTTCATTCAAAACGTCCTCTTCAGCAGCAAGGCGCACGAGACCGGCCTTGCTCGTCGTAGCGTTCGGAAGCGTCACTTCGCCGGATGCGTCAGGCGCGATGCTATTCACCGTCTTCACCGCGCCAGACTCGCTCCACTTTCCGAAGGTCACCCCATTATTGCAGTTGCGCCAGAAGGTGCGGACCGTGTTGTCGGTTAGGTTCGGGACGTAGCAGACCTGCACGATGTTCCCGCTGACAGGAGCACCCGTGTCATAAGCCTGCACGATGCAGAAGGTGCAAGCGATCGGTGTATTTTTCAGCGTCCCACTGCAGGCCCATGTTTTGTCCTCAAGCAGCGTGTTCAGGTCCGCGTTGGCGATCTGGATCGTGTGATCTCGCTTATTCGCCAAGCCCTTCGTCAGCTCATCTTTTGTCGCCAGATGACTCATGTCGACATCGATCTGAATGTCGCCATTGCTGTCAGGCTTCTTCTTGTTCACAGTACGCACGGCGTCTTCGACATTTTCGACGCGCGTAATCGGAAACTGAATGACGGGGTTACCCGCCTCATCCGTCGTCGTAAAGACGATGTCCTGTTCTTTCAGAGCCATTATTTAGCCCCCTCCTTTGTATTCAGCCCGTAGTCAGGCTTTGACGTAGAGCGATCTCGAATCGCGCTGCACGTCTTGTGTTTCGCGAAGTCCGAAGCCTCAGCCTTTGTGACGACCTCGGACTTCTTTGCGAACTCTTTGCTAATTTGCTGACTCTGCTTCTCTTTGAAGTGAGCCAGCCCTATCAAATCAAGAAAAGAGTTAGCCATCGGAATGCCCCCTTATGCAAAGAGGGCGTCGATCTCTTCGTTCGTAATGCCAGTCATCGTGATCATCGGAGCCATCGGGTCCCAACTCGCGCCATTCCAAACGACATTCATCCCGGCGTCGATCTGATGAGCAGGATCGGCAGTCTCGACGTTGTACATATCGCCGGCTTTCACATCCTTGGTCGGCAACGCCGCATAGTTTTCGACGGAACCCTTGTAGTTCACAGCGCTCGCAATGTCCGTTTTCAGCGCGTACGGCGTGAGATCGATATTGACGCCCTTAGTTGTGATCGGCAGAGCGCCGCCGTTGACGCTCACCTTTTCGAGTACGTTCACTTGTGCGCCCACAGCGACTCCTTGCAGCTTCGTGAAGTCGGCAGCAGACATCAGACCCGCAGCATCAGCCGTGGCCGGACCATACGTCGTGTCCTGCGCCGGGATACCAAGAGCCGTAATGTCACCCTTGACGACCTTCGTCCCGAGAGTGACGTGCCCGTTACCGTCGGTCGTGATTTTGTAGAGACCCGCCGCAAGAGCGCCTGCCGTCACGGTCGGATGGACATAAACGGGCGTCTCAACGTCATTGATCTGGATGTTCCCGTTCGTTTCAGAGTTTTCGACCTTCGTAGCCTGAGCCGCGATACCTTGCAACTTGGCGAAGTCTTCCTTGCTCATCAGACCGTCTTTCTGAGCCGTTGCAAGCTCATAGATCGTCTGCGGCATCGTCACCGTTGCGAGAGTTGCACCAGAGACGCTCTTCAGCGTGATCGTGCGCCCCTCGATCGTCATCTGCCCGGCAACGACCGTTTTCAATTTGCTGTCGTAATGAGTTAACCCTTGCTTATCCAAAAAAGCGTTCAAATTACTCATTTTTCTCACTCCCTTTACGATTTAAAAAAGATTGTCAATGAAAGAGTTCTCAATGCTTTCGACGCGAGCCCCTTCGCCCGGTTTACCGGGCTCTCCAGGTTTTCCGTCTGCCCCATCCTTGCCCGGAGGTCCCTGAATTCCTGGAACCTCTACTGTGACAATCTTTGGGGCAATATCGCTACATTGACCTTCGATATAGATTTCTTCAGTTAAAGCAATTTTTCTGCGAAACTTTTCGCGTCTTAGGCTTGCATCTGACACGGGTCACCTCCGGAGAAACTTTGATTTTCCCTTCGAGAATCCTTGTGATTGCACCGTCCGGGGACTCAAGCTCAATGTCATAAAGCACCGTATCGCCTGGATATTGCTCGGTGTTTGCGTGATTGAACTTCGCTGTGATTTTCCCGGCAGGCCCATCAATAAGAAGGCGACCATTACACGTTGTCAGCGTATCAATAGCCGCCTCGCTGAATGCGTACCGGCGCACCTGCATGGCAGCCGAGTACCCACTCAAATCAATCGGTCCACTCTTATCTCGCAAGACGAAATAGACAACCTTGTCCGAACCTTGATCGAGAGAAAAGTTGTGAACAGCAGCCATTCCCTCACCTCCTTCAACTCAAGCCATAGTCAGGCTTTTCAGGAGTACGATCCCTTTGATCGCCAACGTCCTTCGAGAGATTGACCGAGATCGTTCCGTCTGCTGCAACATCGACGTTCTTGCCGATCTTGATGTGGCCCAGCTTGTCAGCAGTTGCAGCCGTCAGTTCGTGGACGATGCCAGTTGCGGCAGCGCCCGTCTGGTCGACGGCTTCAGGAGCTCCGCCCGCACCCGGACGGATCAACTTCCCCGCATTCTGGGCGGCCATGAGGCTCTTGTATGCCTCGTCCGCGACTGCCACCTTGTCGGCGGGCATAACGTCCACAGACACAATCTCCGTGCAGTAAAAAGCGCGTTGAGACGCGCTGTAGTAGTAAGCCATCCTGTCCTCTCCTTTCAGAATCCGAGCGCCATCCAGAGCGCCTGGACCTTTCCGTTTGCGTTGTGCTTGAAGGTCGTGTTCCCCTTCGTCAAACCAGTGGCAACGAAGTCCGCAGCAACCTCACCAGTAGGCGTCGCGTTCGCGAAAACAGCGCTCGTCGGGAAAGCAACTGGGAAGGCAACAACGGTCGAGCCATCGGATGCAATCGAGGCTTTTCCCCACTGCACGATCAAACCGTTCGGCAACTTCTGAAAGCCGCTGTCGCCGTGATTCTTCAAGAAGGCAGAAAGCAAGCCAAACGGCGTCACTGCCTTTGTGTTGTCCTTGCCAGCAAGCACTTCCGCAGGCACCGCGATGCGGATCAAACCGGTGCGGCTTTCCGTCGATGTTCGTGCGCTCAGGCTCTTCGGCGTGACAGCACGCGTTCCATCTGTTCCCGCGATCGTTTCTTCATTCGTCGCAAGTTCAACGACACCGAGAGTCGTGGTCGTCGCCGGCGGATTCAGGAAGTTCGTATCTCCGAACGCGATTGAATCCGCAGAGAAGTCCGTCACAGCAAGGTCAATCGCGAGCAGAGCCTGCGACTGCGAAGCCTTCTGGATGATCGGAACCGTCTGCGAACAAACAGCGAAGAGCGTTCCACTTGCCGTGTAAAGTCCGACCTCGTAGACCGTGTAGGCCTCGGCCGAATCATCGCGGGCTGCAAGGTGGATGACGTTGTCTCCAACCGCACCGCCTGCGATGGTCGTCAGACGCTTGAACTCTTCCTTCAGAGCCGTCATGTCGCCAGTCGGCGTGTATTGCCCCGTGCCGTAGCCCACCTCAGTAATGACGATGGGCGCGAATCCTCCCTGCTCTGCCTCAACAACTTCGGCAAGACCGGCGTCAGTAATCAGAATTGTGTTGGCCATTATTCGGCACCTCCTTGTTTCGCAAGAGCAGCCGCCACCGCTGCATCCACAACGGCTTTCAGCGTTGCAGGCGTGATGAGCTTCGTCGTCGACGTGCCAACTTTCGCTTCCTCAACTGTCGCAATTCGCGCATCGAGTGCAGCCTTTCCAGTCGCAGGCGTCATTGCCTTCAGAGCGTCTGTTCCAGCTGTAGCTTCAACCGTAGAGGCGATCTGAATCATCCCCCTGGCTGCTTCGCTTGCGTCCGGTGTCGCCTCATCGACGACAGCCTTTAAGCCCGCAGGAGTAACGGCGCGTTCTTTGTCCGTCCCTGCCTTTGCCTCAGCCTCTGTCGCCAGTTCGACAAGCCCGTTTCGTCCGGTCGTAGCTTTCAAGCCTCGAAGACCGAGAGGCGTCACAAAGTGAGCGTCCGACTTGCCTTCAATCGTCTCTGCTTCAGAAGCCGCAGCGCCTTTCAGGGTCGCAGGCGTGAGAGCCGCAGCGCCTTCCGTTCCTGCCTTCGCTTCGGCTTCCGTTGCTGTGCGGATGAGACCCGCACGTTCTGCGGTAGAAGTCAAGCTCCTCAGACCAGCGGGCGTCACAGCTCGCTGCGCATCGGCTCCTGCCTGCGTTTCTTCGTCAGTAGCAAGCTCAACAATCCCCGCATTCGCAGTTGTTGCAGCAGTGAAAGAGAAAGACACGTCGCCGAAAGCGATGTTCCCTGCGTTGACGCCTTCGAGCTTCATGTCGATAGCAAGGAGCAGATTGCTTGACTCCTGCTTTGCGATGATCGGCGTGCTCTGCGAGTAAACAGCGAAAAGCGTCCCATCAGAAAGGAAAAGGCCGAACTCGCACACTTCATACGAGCCCGGGCCGTCATCCTTGCACGCGACGTGAATCGCATTGTCGCCTGCTTGCCCACCTTCTAGGATCGGCATGCGCTTGACTTGAGCTTGTAGCTGTGTCTGCTCTTTGGTTGCTGTGTATTTGCCGGTGCCGACGCCGATTCCCGAAATCGTGACGGCGTTCGTACCGGTCTCTTGTGCATTGATGACGGCCTGAATACCTGCCGTCGTCAAAACGATGTCCATGAGAGTCCCTCCTTATTTTGCGAGCCCGACAAGCGAGCGCATCGCGATAGGCCGCACACCGACGAAGAAGCCGGCGGACGCCTCGATGTCCTTGCTCACAATCTCTTCACTTCGAATCCGCGCGTAAGCTACCGGGCGCAGATAGCCGTCGATCCCGAGCCCGCCATCCAGCTGACGAACGAGTACGAATGTGTAGTGCGAACGGACCGGTTTCGCGTCGTCGACGAGCGCGAAAAGGTCCTCCTGCATTTCGGCATCAAGCGTGCCGTCGATGTTTCCAAGCGTCGCCTGAATCTCGAAAGTGTGCGGAGTTCCCTTCGGCTCCATCTGCCACCACTCTTTAATGGTCGCAGCCGATCCAATCGAAGAAACCGCATCCTTGACAGCACGAAGCGTGCCTTTCTTGCGCTTTTCGCGCACAACGTTTTTCAAGACGCTGCGCTTCAAAGCAACGGGCCACGAATCGCGCCAGACGCTCGCATCCCACCCGTAGGCGACATGGTCGAGCTGCGTGCTCGTGAGTTTGTCAATGCTGACGTAGATCGACGGAAGATCAACCGCCGCCGTCATATCGAGCAACTGCTTGTCAAGCGCCGTCGCGCTGTGCTTGACGTTGTCGTCTTGAGCAATTGAGTCCGGAAGTAAGTCGCTCAGCCTTACGTCCGCGAGCCCCTTACTCATCCTTGTAGCCCTCGTAAACGATCTTCACGCCAGTGCACTGCGCGACCTGGTCGCTTTCGAGCTTCTGGAAGTCAACTGGCTTCATCGTCGGGTTGTCGATGCGCGAAGCTCCCGCCTGCATGACGTACTGAATGAGCCTTGCAGGGAGAATATCTCTGCCGATCTTGCTCTGCTGCCAAAGGCGATAACGCTCAACAGCTGCTGTCACCTCGGCCTTGATTTGCTCAGCACGCGAGCTGTCCTCGCGACTGATCCAGTAATGAAGCTCAAGCTCATAATTCACAGCCTTCGGCGCAAGCACTTTCACGAAGTCCGTCAACGGTCTGATCGTTTCGTCGCTCAAGTACGCTGCGATTTGCTCCAACGTTTCCTGAGACGGCAATTCGCCGCCGGCAAGCAGGACATAGACATCGACCTCGCCCGGTGTCGGGGAGGTGACGGAAACGTCTAGCACGGAGCTCGACACGCTCTTCGCATGGTAGACATACGCCTTCTCAGGCCCTGCAACAGAGAAGCTATTCGGTGCGAGTCGAATGCGTTCTGCAAGGGACTCGTCGCTTTCGGCTTCCGATCCCCCCGTCGAAATCGTTGTGTTTTCAGCTTTTGCAACGAACGTCATCGGCTTGACGATGGTGTTGATCTGACCGGCAAGATAGTCGTTGCCGATTATCCCTGCGACGGTGCAGGATGCCGTGACGCTCCCTTCGAGCTTACCTTTCTCAATATTGAGTTCATGGTCCGTCGCGAATGTCACAACACCGTTCGTCACCTCAGTTCCTGCAGGGATCGTGTAGACCGTCGCCAGAGCCTGCGAAAGCGTGAATTTGATCGTCGTGACGGCCTTGCTTTCAGAAAGACGCGTAACGCTCAAAAGCGTGCCGAGTGCATCGAGGTAGCCGTCCTGAGCATATGAAAGCAGGTTCTGCTGCGCCGCCAGATTCACAGCCGTGCGCTGTTGAATGATGACGGCAGCAAGGCTCAAAAGGTAGAGTCGTACTGGGTCGCCCGCCGCGAGGGTTCGCCCACTTGCTTGTTCGTACCCAGTGATAATCTCGGCCTTGATGGTCTCGGCGTCCGTTTCAAGGAATTCAACCGCCGGCAAGTGCCAACGGGGAATTGTTTCAGCCATGTCTTATTCCTCCTCTCCGATTTGCACAACAACGCGCGGTTTCAAAATACCGTCCATTGCGCTCGCAGTGTCCTCGTCAAAGTCGACAGACACGACCGTTGCTCTTGGCTCGTACTCCTCAATCGCGTCAATCACCTCAGACCGCATCAGCATCTTTGCTACCGGCATTGGTTTGTCGATATGCGCCCACGTCAGCCCGAAGTCTCGGTCCAGAGGAACGGAGCCCTTACGCGTGCTGAGGATCGTCCGCACGTTCTGCAGAATCTCTCGCACCTCGTCAGACGGCGCGAAGTCGACTTGACTTGATAGCGTCACTGTGTACTGAGCCATTACGCCGCCTCCTTCAAGGTGATGCTGACCTCTGCAGAGACGCAGATGCCAAGGTTGTTGTGATACTTGCGCTCTTCACCGATTGATTCGATTACGAACTTTCCGAGATAATCTGGACCGATGAGCAAACGCTCAGCCTGTTTCTTCTCGAGCATTTTCTTGAGCTGAATGAGCGCTGCCAAAGGCGGGGTCCCGAGCATCGAGTTCAGCTGAATGTTGAAGCTGACCTCTGTGAGTCCTGGACCGATGTATTCAAGAACGGGTTTCTTGCCTATCACTTCGTGCGTCGCCCATCGAACCGAGCGTGAAACTGACAGGTCCTTGAAGGTGAATGTCACTGCACTACTGCAGAGAAAAGGCAGTTTGCCGAAAAGACCAACTGCCGAAAATCCCAGGCCCATTTTCTCCTCGCCTCCTTACAGCGGCGGACTCGTCGGAGCGCCGTCGCCTTGTTCTTGATGTTTGTGCTTCATGAGGCTGATGCCGCCCGCCGTCACGTCGCTCGAAGCTTCGATCTGGCCCTGCAGCTTCATGTTCCCTGTGACCGTCACCGCAGCACCTCCACCTCCGCTGACGGCGAGTCCGCCCTTTCCGGTGATGAGACCGGCGACATTCAGAACACCGGTAACGTCCGTCTTCGGCGTGTCAAGCGTTATGCCCGACGAGGCGTTGACCGTCGCGGTCGTGCAATTGATCGTCACCGCATTCGGCACCGTGATAGAGCCATCCTGTCTATTGAACACAACCTCCGTGCCTTCAATCGTGACGGTGAGCTTGTGCTCCGCTCGGTCGTAGCAAACGCGCGTGTCGTCGTCGAAAACTACCGTGCGGCGGTTTTCCGTCGATTCCGGAGGCGTCACCTCTCCCGCGTAGATCGAACCGAGAATGACGCCGTCTTCCTGCCCCTCGCCGAAGAAGAGCACGATGGCGTCCTCGCCGACGTCGGGCATGGCGTAGTCGTGATTCTTGAGCGAGTTGCGCTGAAGAACGGGGAGGTCGAAGCTCACGATGCTATCCTCGTCGTCGAAGACCACGCGGGCTGTGCATTTCGCAGGGTCGATGCTCGAGATTTCACCAATCTTGATGAGGCTCGGCACCCCCTCTGGCATGTCAAATAGGTTCATGCCGCACCTCCTCAGTAGTTGTTGTTGACGCGGCGAACCGAAAGGCTCGTCACGTAGCCGCTAGTGCTGACGCTGTGCGAAGCGCTCTCGATTATGAAACCGCCGTCGAAACTTCCGAATCCCTTGAGCTTGATGACGACACCCGCCACAAGGGACGTGTCACCGACAAGAGAAAGGCTGCCTGTCATCTTCCGAAGATTGAGCTTGCGCAGCGTGGCCTTCGCGATTCGCATCGCCTCGTTGATTGATGTCGCACGCTTCTTGATCTGGTATTCCTGCCCGTTGTCCTCGACGTCAGGATCTACATAGGTGTAGGTCATGACGGCCGGGTTCTTTTTGCCAGGCACAGCATCGATGTCGTACTCGTCCGACGTGTAGCCGCCAGCCGAGGATTTTTTCTTTTCCTTCGGGTTTCTGTACGAGATCGTGCAGCTCTTGTACGTCTCAGACTGTTGCGACTCGAAGTCCCACGAGAGAATGTCCGAAACGCCAAGCGTGAGCGTTTTGACGGGCTTTTTCTTCTCGTATGACGCCTGGTCGAAGATCACGATCTGCGAATCTGTCACCTTGATCGAAAGCCCGGCGTCTTCACATAGGCGCGAGAGGAACTTCAAGTTGCTTTCAGCCTTCTGATCTTGTCGGTCGTAGCTCGGGTTCTCCTTAGAATCAAAGAGGAGCTTGACTTTCGCGGCCGCCGCGATCTCCTGAGCGATGCCCTTGAGCGTCTTTTTCTCCCAAGCCTTCGTGATCATCTTGCGTCGGATCGGCGTGTTCATCGGGATCGACACTGCGCGCATCTCGAAGACACGAGGCGAGCCACTGGTGCGGAGCGAATCGACGAAGAACTTTCCGCAGAAAAGCTCGCGCCCTTTCTTCCCATCAACCGTCCCGGATGCGATGTAAGCTCGGACGACTTCACCGCCGTCCGGCTTCCACTTGCTCGCCCACTTTCCCGTCGGGTCCTTCAAAGTGATGCTGATTTCGTCAGCCTCATTCGTTTCCTTGTCATCGTAGGAAAAGGAAAGAAGATCAGGCAGGATGTCCTGCGTCACCGAAGTGCCGGCTTCGGTGAAGAGGAGCCTCAAATAGGTCTGAATAGGTCCACTCATCGCGCACCCTCCTGACGTTTCCAAGGCGGCAGGTTCTCAGCAAACTCCATTGAGTCAGTGTCAATGCCCGGCACATTGAGCACGACGCCCGCACTGAAGAAAACCGTCTTCCGGTGCTGTAAATTCGCGCGGATCAGTTGGTCCATCAACGCCTCAGAGCCATAGACTCGCTTAGCGATGATGTCCCACGTGTCCTGCGCGACGGTCGTGTATGTCTTCACGTCACCGCCTCCTTATGCAAAAGATAGACGCTGCTGATCCGCCAACAGACGGCGCAGGTCCTTTTCAAGCTGTCGGCGACCTTCATCAAGGCCGCGTTTCACGCCTTCGTAGGCGTCACCAGAGCCCCCGGAAACGTTGATAACAGGAGCGAAATTGACGGTGATGCCGCCACCCATGCCGACCCCGGCACCGAGCATTGACGAGAGTTTCGACAGAGGAATCACAGCCTCCGGCTCTCCGCCTTCGCCAATATTGGCAAGCGTCGAACGGGTAGCAATGCCGCCTTCAGCAAGCTGCGGAATCTTCGGCAAGTTGACGCCGAATGTCTCACCACCGAACTTTGGCACCCACTTCGGAATGTCCACAGAAATCCCGTTGATTGCACCGATTGCGCCGTTGACGAGGTTGATGACCCCGTTGATCGGCGCTTTCGCAATCCCTTCAAGTGCCTGAAACGCATTCGAAAAGATGCCCTTCACGTTCTCCCAGGCAGCAGACCACTGTCCGGTAAAGACGTTTTTCACGAAGCCGATCAGGTTCGAGAAGACGCCCCAGACGTTTTTAGCGACACCAGCGACAATCGCAAAATTTGCCTTCACGACCGAGGCGATATTCGGGAAGTTCGAGGAGAACGAATTCCACAGCTCGACTGCCTTCGCCTTGATCGTGTCCCAGTTTTTGTAGACCGCAAGCCCTGCACCAACGAGCAACGTGAAGGCCGTAATGACGACCCCAACAGGATTCGCACGCATGCCCCCATTGAGCAATAGCATCGCTGTTCGCATCAGCTTGGCCGTTGCCGTCGCTGCCGTCACAGCAATTTTCCAAGCCCCCATTGCAATAGCCTGAGCCTTGGACGCCGCAGTTGCGAGAACGGTACTGTTTCGCATCAGCGTGATGGCTTTCTGGATGTTGAGAAAGCCTCGATACATCGAGACAACCGGACTCGCCAACAACGCGAAGACAATTCGCACCGCATGGAAACCTGCAACAGCCCCTACAACTGCACCGGCAACCTTCATGAAGCTCAAGATCAGCGACTGGTTTTCAGTGACCCACTTGATGACACCCTCGCTACTTTTCACGAAGGCTTCTGCCGACTTTCGAACTGTCGGTAGGAGAGCCGTCCCAATGCCACCGGCAACGAGCTTGACAGCGTTTCCCGCGATTTGCATCGAATTCGAAGTCGTGTCAGCTCTGGACTGAAACTCTTTCAACATCGAGCCCGCGTACTGCGCAGGTTCGCCGATCATCTTGAAGTTGCCCGCAAGCAGGTCGCCCTGCTTGGCAAGCGTTGCCACAGCAGACTTCACGCCCGCTTCGTTACCGAAGAGAGCGCCAATGATCGAGGACTTCTGATCCTCACGGAGCCCGTTGATGCGCTTGAACACATCCTGAATGGCCTTTTGAGCGTTTTCAGAGCTCGACGTCATCATGTGAGCCATCTTGCCCGCGTCGATGCCGAGCGCTTCCATCGCCTTCTTCTGACCCTTCGTAGCGCCTTCACCAGACGACAGCGCGTTGATGAAGGACATCATCGAGGTCGAAGCGACTTCGGACGAAACGGACGCAGATCGGAACGAGCCGGCAAGAGCCGCAATCTGCTTCTCATTCATCGCGGTCAAGCCCTTCAGGGCACCACCGGATCGAGCAAGCACCTCGACGACGTCCTTCGCGGAAGCTGACGTGGTATTGCCGATCTGGTTGACAATGTCGAACATCGCCTTCGACTGCTCGATGTTGATGCCCATCTTCGACTGAATGTCAGCGTATGCAGCACCGACCTCATCACCAGTCATATCGAAGGCGATTGCCATTTGGTTCTGAATTTCAACGAGCTTCAGGGCTTCGTCAGCCGTCTTTGCAATGCCGGACTGGAAGGCGTTCGCCGCCATTGCCGTCATGTCCTCAGTGCTCTTCGCGTATTTCAGCGAGAGCTTCTGGATGCCGTCAAAGACTTGCTTGTAGTCATCCGAGAACTTGCGGAGCTCAGCCTGTTGATCTTCGAAGCTCATCGCTTGCTTGACTGGAATGCCTGCTGTACCGGTTGCAGAAGCCGCCATTGCACCAAGAGTACCGGCACTTGCCATTGCATTTCCGGTCAATTGCCCCTGATAGTCTTTCGCAGATTGCATCCTTTCGTTTGTTTTCGCGAGTCTTTCCTGCGCCGCACGCGCCTTGTCAGCCGCAGCAGCGAGCGCGTTTTGGCGCTGAATGAGCGTCTGCATGCGAACGCCGGTCGTGCCCATCGTGCCGTCAAGTTCACGAAGTGCAGCCCTGTTTCTCTCAAGGCTGTTCTTTGCCTTTTCAACAGCCGCCTTGGCACGATTGAAGTCCGCCACCATCTTGGCAGAAGGTTCGCTTGTCGCATGCATCGCACGACCAAGCGCAGCCACTTTTTGACTGGCCTGGATGTATTCGCGAGAGCTGTTTGCAACCTCTTTTCGCGCCTTGACCAAGCCATCCATACGTGCGGAATCGGCATTGAGTTTTGAGATTTGCTCGCTGAATTTGTCGACAGTCGAGCCTGCTTTCTTGAACGAATTGTTAAAGGCACCGGACAGCTTGCCGGCGATTGCGAAAGCAATGCTGTATTCCTTTACGCCCATTCGCTCCCTCCTTTCAAAAAGCAAAAAGCCCGCCGAAGCGAGCTTTCTGCACAAAAGAAAAAAGCCCGCCAAAAGCGAGCTCCATCTTTTCAAATTAGGGAATGCGTCAGAAAATCAGGTGGTACAGGCCGAAAAGAATCGCGACCCACAACAACACCCCAAAAAACGTCATTACGCCTTCAACAGCGCCATTCAATAAACGCATAAACATCCGATCCCCTCCTTAGGTACTCAACAGTATACCGTTAAGAGGAGCAGAAGTCCCCGAATAAGCAACTCACTTTCGTTTATTTGCCCTCGCTTCGGCTTCTAGCTGCTTCGTAATCGCCGCATTCCACGAGCTGAGCTCGACCAGAGGCTCTCGCATCCAGTCAAGCGCACTTCCTCGCATGATGCGGGCGATAGAAACCGAAGCAGATTTAACTTCTTCGTCAGGGTCGGTCCTTTCTGAGAACCCGATTACCCCAACAAAAAATTGCTGACCTCCTGAGCGACGCCGCAATAATCCTTTGCAGGAAGCCCAGTCATAAACTCGATCGGGAGCTTCGCAGCCTTGGCGGCCAGGAAGGCGCAGAAGTCAATATCAGCAGAAACCAACGGCGAGAAGTTGCCGAGTCGCGCCCATTCTCGCTTCGCGGCGGACACGTCCTTTCCAGTCAAGACATCAAGATCAAGTTCGAGCTCGGCGTACTTCTGGCCTTCGAATTCATATTCCTTAGAGAGGATGTACTTCATGTTTTTCACTCCTTTGTTTTGGGATTGCCGGGGCACGGCTCATTCCGCCCCCGGCGTTGTGCTTTACGACAAGCCAAGATCCTTTCGAACGCTGGCGAGCTTATCTTCCCCATCGAACTTGGCGATGAAGTTGTACTTGTCGATTTCGATGAGCTCCTTGCCGCCGACAATGACCTTCATGTAGAGCACTTCAAATTCAGTTTCGCTGTCGGTCGTGGAACCAACCTCGAACGATCCGAGCGAGATGCTCTTCGGCGTCGCACGCAGGGACACGCGCACAGGCACAGACGAATACTCTCCGAGCGCCGCATCGTAAACCTGCTGAGACCCTCGAAGATCAAGCGCGTGCGCCTTTTGATTCGCAAGCTTTGCAAGTTCGGGCGTGATGGTGCGCCAAGTGAAGGTCGCAGTCATCGAACCGAAGTGGCCGAGAATCGGGCTCTCAACTTCGCCAGCAATGCCTGCTCCGCTGACCGTGTCACTCATCGCCTCAATGGACGGCAAGTCCACATTCGCGACGCCGAGCAAGTCGTTTCCGTCGTTGTAAACGCGGAAGTTAATCAGGCGCTCGGGCACCTTGTTTCCAGTTGCCATAATTCAAGCCTCCTTTTATTCAAACAGCGTAGAGAGATAGCTCGCGTCGTACTCAAGAATGAAATCGATCTCGCGATTTGGCGACGGCGGCGTGATGTACACGTGAAAACGTGCAATGCCGTCCATCAAATCAGTCGTCGGGTTTTCGCTCTCAAGGAACTCCACGCGACCGCCGAGAATGTACTGGCGAGCCGCAAGCCCGTTGAGCCAAATGTTCGCGCTGTCAACGATCGTGTCAACCTGACGACGATTCAGCGGCGCATCAACGCGCTGCCAGAAGGTCTGAACAAGTGTGTTCCCGACCCAGTTGAACATGCGCCGAACCGGAATGAAGGAGTCCTTCACGTCCGTGTTGCCCGGATAGCAAGCCATGCGGTTTCCCCAACAGACCCAGCCGCCGATAAAGTTGAGCGCCGTCACGACCCCCTGGCCGTTCAGATACTTGCCGTTCTCTGGACCGAGCCACACTTCCTTACCGTTCGCGAGGACCGTAGCCGTCATCTGAAAGTTCTTGTTCGACGGGCTGACATACGGCGTGCCGTCGTTGTCCCCGTCAACCTTCCCAATAAGCCCCATCAGCTGCGTGCTCATGTGGTACACCGTGCCGGAAAGAGCAAGCATCGGCCAACAAGAGACCTGAGCCTCGTCGACAATGTTATTGTTGTTCTTCCATTCAGCGACCTTCGAGTAGGAATCGACGGCGTCCGTCGGAACGTCGATAAGGGCAATCGCACGGAAGTGTTCGTTGATATTGACAGCCTTGGCCGCCATCACAGCTGCCACTTCAGGATCGCTCGAATACTTCGGAGCAACGATCTGACCAGGGACAAGGCGGAAGCGCGGGAAGCACTCGCCAACAAGTTCAAGGCCGCTCTTTGCACCGTCGACGGAAACGCCGCCGATGATTTCAGACTTCGTAACAGCAGACGGATCGAGCTTCTCGGCCGCCAAAGTCAGCGACGCGCCAACCGGCACCTTGAAGTTGTCCTCGTCCTTCTTCGAAGTGATGACCAGATGCCCCGCATCATTGAAGGTCGCGACGAAATCCGTACCTTCCTGATAGGTCGTCACGTCCTGAGAAAGCTTGAGAGTCGACAGGATGATGCCGGTCTCAGCAATCGTTGCAGAGCCGGTCTTCGAGTCAAGCGTCACCGTCTTTGCCGTCGCCGTCTTCTTGTGCTTCGTAGGATCAAGCACGTTGACAACGATGATCGGCGCGACGCCAAAGAGAGCGAACTGCGAATAAATCGCCTCACTCAATGTGAAATCGTACTTTTTCAGGCCGCTCGCACTGTCCTCTACCGGCGGCACGTAGCCAAAGGCTGCGACAGCCTCATCATACGAGTAGCAGAGCGTCGGGCGGTTGACGTTGGTCGGATCGGTCATATTGACCGGAGCCGTCCCGACGATGAAAGGAATGGCCGCCTCTACCTGCACCGGCGGCAGGATAGAAGTCGGCACTTCGGAGATTTTTACCCCGTGGTTGTATGCCATTTGATGACCTCCTTAGAGTTCATTTTTGAGTTGACGCACATAGGCGTGCAGGATGTCGCCCTTCACACCGATGCGCTTTCGCGCTGTCGCCAGTTCAGACACCGGGACAAAGAGACCGCGCAGGGCCTCACTCTTTTCGCGCATCGATACGACGTGCGGAGGAAACTCCCCTGCACGGAACACCGCATTGCGCATCAGTGCACCACCTCCAAGGGTCGGCCCGATATAAACGACAGCCTTTCCCTCGGTGGTTTGCGCTTTTTTAGTTGTGGGTTTCTTCATAGTCATCAGAAGTCCTCCTCCTTATCAATTGGCTGCGGCGTGCGGATGTCCCACGTCGTCTGCATGTCGAGCTGCCAGTACGGGTAGGGCTGCTCTGCGTAGGTGCTCCACTTGATCGGATGCTTCAGCCGATACCGATTAGCAAGAACCATTCCTGGCAAGGAGCAAAGCGCAGTGCGAATGCGGGACATGACGTTCAGGCAGTACTCGTGCCCGTCGTATTCTTCAGAATAGGTCCCGACGATGATCGAAACCCGCACCTCGGTTGAGTCTTGCTCTGTCGCGCCTTCGTCGGCCCTGACAAGAACGAAAGGAAAGTCGTCGTCCTGACCAGATCGTTTGGGCGGTAGATACCCATTTACGACTTTCGGAGCGCGAAGCTCGCCCTCTGCAAAACCGCGCTCAGGCTTCGTTGGAAGCGCGAAGTTCTTCACGGCCTCGGAAACTAGTTCTCGAATCGCGCGTGTAAGTTCGTTTTCGACCATGCGAATCACCCCTTGCGTTTTTTGTATTTACCGGTGTTTCCGCCACCCAGGAGATAGCCGGTCTCGTGATCCAGTCGGTTAAAGAAGGTCTCCTGCATCGTCTTTTCGACGTTGTCAACGACCTCGTTGTTCTCAGACAGAACTGGAATTGCAGGACCATAGACCTCTTGCACAGGAAGCGACCTCGTATCCAAACGCTGAAGAATCCTTCCGCGATAGACGAACGCTTTCCCCAACGGCTTCAAGCCTCCCCTTGCCTTGACGGCGACACGAACAGGCTTTCTTTTATTGCCAGTCGTGTCGGTTTTTGGCCTGGTCTTGTAATTCACCAACGGGAGACGAGGTCCCTTACTTGTAACCAACGCTTCAAGACTTGAGCGCGTTGCCTTCTCGATTGAGAAGTTGCGACGCACCGTAGAAGCCTTGATCGTGTACTCCTGTCGGATCGTAGAGACAGCAGCAGAGCGTCCGGAAGTTGCTGCACGATTCAGCGCACGGCTGACAGCGACCTCATAGCCTTTCGGAATCTCAGAGAGCAACTTTGCAGCCTTCTCAAGAGCTTTCTTGTTCCGCGCCTGCCCGTCGGAAACGATGACCTCTAGCGCTTTTTCGCTCATTGCTCATTCGCCTCCGTCACAATGACGAGCACGCCGCCCTCATTGCTGACAGACTTGACAAGATGAAGCGCGCCGTCGATGTTGAGAAGCTCGCCCTCGACCGGCGTTTCAATCACGCCGACTTCGACGTATATCGTCAGTTGGTTGACAAAAACGCCAAGGTATGAATCGTCGCCGTTCGCCTGCGTGATGATCTTGTCGAGAATGCACGGCACAACCTCATGGCCGATTTCGTGCTCCTCGGCAAACTCGTCGAGGTTGATGAAGACGTTCTGCACGTCAGCAGCAACGAAATCCTTGAAGGCACTCATCCCGCCACCTTCTTCGTCGTGCGACGCTTGACAGGTTGCTTGACTTCAACTTCTGGCTCATCTTCTGCTTCGGGAATCGGAGCAAAAGCAGCTTCCGGCGTCGGCAATGGAGCTTCTTCGACAGGGTCGTCCTCGACCTCATTCACGCCGACAAGCGCCAGATTTTCCTTGAGAAGCTGAAGGCCGACCGTATCGTCAACCTCGATCTCCTCACCTGCCGTGTAGCGTTTGCCGGAAATGAGAAGGTTTTCTAAAAGAACAACTTTCATTTCTGTCCCTCCTACGAAAAAGGGCAGGTCGTATTGCCTGCCCTAATTCGGTTTTTGTCGCTCTTAAGCGAGAGCTTCGATGACGTGGAAGCCGTGAATCTGCTGAATGATCGGCAGCGGACGGCTCTTGATCTGCACAATACGACCAGACGGGTTGGCGCGCTGAACCCAAGAATCAGGGACACGAGCGCCTTCGTAGAACTTGACCGCATCATCACCGGTCAAGGAAACCAGGCCGTAAGCAAGCATCGTCTTCGCGTTCGGGCTTGCGAGCATGCAGAGTTTTTCGGGAACCATCGGCTGTTCCTTGCCGGCGTCATCCGTGTACCACTCGTCATAAGAGTAGATATCAAGACCGGAGTCCTTGAGATAGCCCCAGTACGTCACGCCATTCGGCAAGTGCTGCGGATCAATCGCGCCCATGTCGACGCGACGCGTATCGAGCTGATTGGCAGTCGTGAGCTTATCGAGGATCGTATCAAGCACCTTCGAGCCGCAGATCAGCTCGTGCGGCGTAAAGCCGCCGGACTGAATCATCGTGCGACGAAGCGTACGAAGATCGCCCATGATCTGGGCGGCGTCAGCAGCGTCCCACTTCGTACCCAAAGTAGTCTTCGGCTGCTCCTTCGTCTCCAGGTGAGCCCAGTAGTTCAGAACTTCATCGTAGCCTTCGCCCTTGACCGTCACCTTGCCCTGGAAAAGAGCCTCGGCGCACATGACCTCTTCACGACGCGTGATGATGTCGTCGAGGTCGGACAAGTCCTTGCCGAGGATTTCGGCAGCACGCTGCGTCGGGCTCTTTGCGGAGTAGATCGTTTCGCCAGGCAGGCGCTTCAGCATGTCTTCTGCCGTCGTCACGCGCATCGGAGAAACTTCCGGCGCTTCGTAACTTTCCGTGCGGAAGCCTTCGCGCGTCAGCACGACACCGCCAACCTTCGGGTTGACGAAGGGCGCAATCTTGCGACCGCCGCGACCGATGATGTCGAAGTCGATCTTCTGGGTGTGGAAGGTCGGGCGATTCGTAAAGTAGCGATCGCGCAACCAGGTGGAATTGCTCTTTTGGCCTTCTTCGACCATCGCGAGCATCGTGCGAGTAGTAAACATATCAATTGCCATTGTTGTAGTCCCTCCTGAGATTTAGATGCTCGGCTTGAAGAAGATGCTGACCTGACGAGCAGACGGCTTGAAGTCCGCAACGGCAGCGCTGTTCTCAGCGTTAAAAGAAAGAGCATCTTCGTTGAATTCGCCGGTGAGATACACGGCAGCGACCTTGTCGCCGGAAGCCGTATCCACGTCCTCGGCAAGGACTGCATACACTGCAGAAATCGTCGTCTTCCCAGAGTCAACCTTGCAGAGCGTGCCGTCCTTATCAAGCAGAGCGCCGCGCTTGAGCACGCCCTGGCTAGTCTTGACCATCATGCTGTCAGCAACAACCGGCATGATCTGCGACGCAGCGAAAAGATTGTCGACAGTCGTCGTATGAGTTTCTTGCATTGCCATTTCTTCTTCCTCCTTTACTTGCGAGCGAAGGCGCGCGCACCTGCTTCAATGGCCGCCTTCATTTCGGCGTCCAGCTTTGCCTTCGCTTCTGCCTTCGGATCAAGGCCTTCATTGCCTTCCGATTCGATACCCTCAAGAGCCTTCGCGTCGCTCTTGCGATCCTTGAGCATCTGTGCGCCGCGAGCCTTGTCGGCCTTCAGGATCTGAACTGCAAGCGCTTCTGCGGTCGTCTTGCCGTCAAACTTCGCTGCGTTCACAAGGTCTTCATGACCTGCGACAGCGATGTCTTCGATCGCCTGGATGCGTGCGCGTTCATTCGTAGCGCCTTCGGCAATAGCTTCTTCGCGGATCGCCTGCACCAAGTCAGGATGTTCCGCTTTCAACGTTTCCAGATTCATCTTGTGAACCTCCTTTTGAACTGCGGATGCCTTGGGCTGTTCCGCGTGAATGAAGCCCTTCGGCGCATTCGCAAAGAAACGCGAATCTACCTTCAGGCCGTTTAACATGACGAAACCGCCAGAAGCCGTGTTCTTGACCTCCGTCGTTTCATCAATCTCATCAGCCAGACCGAACTCCACAGCCTCTTCTGCTGTGAAATAGGACTCGGCGTTGACCTTTTCCTTGATCTCGGCAACCGTGCGACCGGTCTTTTCGACATAGATGTCAATGAGGTTGTCCTCAAGCTTCTCCATGTCGTCCGCCGCCTTTCTCATGTCGTCCGTGTTCCCCCAGACGCCAGAGCTGACCTTGTGGATCATCATCATTGAGCCCCTCGGCATGACGACTTTCGCGCCAGGCACGCTCGTGATGATCGTCGCAGCACTCATGGCAGCGCCGTCAATTCGGAAGGTAATCTGTCCCTTATGCGCCTTTAGAAGCGAATAAATGGACAAGCCCGTATAGACGGCCCCGCCGAACGAATTGATCGAAATATCAAGAGGGCTATCGGACGGGATTTTTCGGAAGTCCGCGAGGAATTCAGCCTCGTTGAAGCCCTTCCCCCACGGATCGTCCTTCGACCCGCCGACATAGCCGAAAAGATCGAGCTGCGCCCGTTTCCCCTCGGCCTTGACGTTCCAAAACTTATTCTTCATCTGTTTCCTCCTTCTCCGGTTCCGTCATCGGTTGAGCCGGAGCTGTCGCACTCAGACCGTCTTCCCTGCGCATTGCCTCCTCGCGCTTTCGCACCGCGTGAACCTGGTCATACTTCATGCCGGTGAGCTCAGCCGCCTCGCGTTCTCGAGTGCTGAAGCCTTCATCGACACGGACCTTCGCCGCGTTGGCTTCCTTCAGCGGATCAAGCTGTCCCTGCGCATCGCCGAACCATTCGGCCCCGCACCAAGCTGCACGGATTGCCGGATCATCGAAGAAGCCGGGTGCTTGCACACGACCTTTCAGAACAGCCTCGGTCAGCCACTCCTCGTAGATCGGCTGACAGAAGTTCCCCACGAGCCATTCGCGGCGCATGCGGAACATCTTCCAAGCCTCCAAAAGCGAAGCCCTCGACGCGCTGTAGGACGCTGTGAAGTTCTTCACGAGAAGCTCGTAAGGGATCTCCAGCGCCGCACCGATCTGGCGACAAATAGCGATCACGAAAGGATCGAAGTTCGGATTCGGTCGACTCGGGTCCGCGATCTGGACCTCTTCACCTTCGTCAAGGGCGACGATCGACCCGTTACCCATTTCATAGGCGTTCGGGTCCTTGTCGACTTGCATCGCGGGATTGAAAGCCTGTCCGAGTGGAGAATCGGGAGTGTTGCTCTTGACGAAGACCGTGAACATTCCGGACACGACCGCCGCCATCAGCTCGGCTTCCGAATACCTTGAAAGTTGCTTCAAGGCCTCGATGACCGGAGCAAGCATCGGCACGCCTCGGCGCTGCGCAGGACGTTCAACGTCTGCCATGATGTGCAAAACGTTTCTACGCCCCGTCGTTGTGCCGAAAGCCAGCACGCGCTTCCATTCCTGTTGCAGGTCCTGACCAATGCGAGGGATCGCGCCCGGATGATGTTTCGCCACCCAGTAGGCAACGGTCTCGCCGTATGTCCCGACCTCGATGCCGCCGAGGACATTAGCTGTCGTCGGAGGGTTCAGCGGATCGCACACGCGGTCGGCCTCGATGAGACCGATGCGCAGGTCGTAGGCACAACCCTTGCGCGGTATGATCGGCATCGTCACAAAGACGTCACCACTCATCAGCGCAGAGAGAAGCACCAAAGACTGAAGCTGAAAGAATGTCTGCCGGCGCTCGGCGTCGCAGTTCACGCTTTCAGACCACAGACGCCATTCGCGTTCTGTGTTTTCTTCCCACTCTTTCGCCTGCTCCTCGGTAAGGCCGAGGAACTTCGCATCGATCTGGGCATTCAGCGCAAGCCCGGACCCAACGACGTTCGTTCGAACGGTCTTGAGCGCACCGGTTGCAAGAGGCGAACCCATGTAGAGGTCCCGCGAGCGGTTCCGAAGCGTGGACAACTGATCAACAATGTCCGCGTCTGCGTCGCTCCCGCCGGATAGCCATCCGATCAAGGACTTCTTTGCGTATGACCCACCGTGTCGTGAATATCCGCTGTTGAGAATTTCGAGCTTTCGGCGAGCTTCATAACGCTTCAACGCGCGCTCAGGACTGATCGCCCTGATTGCTTTGTCAAGAAGATTCATTTGCAAGCCTCCTTACAGGTCGCGAGGGACAGCACGCATCACACGCGCCCCCTTACGTCCGTTTTCGAGCTTGTCAATTTCGTTGCGCCAGTATTTGATTCGAGCCGCAATGTCTGAGAGCGAAGCTCTAGTCAAGCTACGCGTCCCGATCTTGTACGACTGGCCAGAGGCAACCGCGCGTTCGGCATCGAGCCACATCTTCAGATTCGCGCGGGCCTCGTCTATGGTGATCCAAGACATTTCGATGCCTCCTTTGTTTGTGATTACTTGCAGTTGTTGAAAGTCACGCCGTCTTCACGAACCGCGTCCTCTCCCGTCAAGTCCTGCCAACGCTTGATGATGACGTCGCAGTAACGAGGATCGAGCTCCATTGCTCTGGCTTTGCGGCCAGTGTTTTCACAAGCAATGACGGTCGTCCCGGACCCTGCGAAGCTATCGAGCACAATGTCGCCCTTCTTTGTGGAATTTCCGATCTGATACTCGAATAGATCGACCGGCTTCATCGTCGGATGATCCCCGTTCCTCAACGGCTTATCGAAGTCGAGAACCGTCGTTTGTTTACGGTCCGAGTACCAGGCATGCCCCGCGCCTTCCTTCCAGCCGTACAAGCACGGCTCGTGCTTCCACTGGTAGTCAGAACGACCAAGAACAAGAGAGTTTTTGTTCCACACAAGGCACTGGCGCACCTTCCAAGCGTTGTCGCGGCACGCGCCTCGGAAGTTGTATCCCTCGTTGTCCGCATGCCAGATGTAAAAAGATGCCCCGGGCTTCATGGCGAAGTCCGCAGTAGAGAAAGCGTCAAGCAAGAACTTTCTGAAGTCCTCGTCCGACATGTTGTCGTTCTCAATCGTCAGGGCGTCTTTCGTTTTGCCTTCGTATGCGACGTTGTAAGGCGGGTCGGTCAGATACAGATCGACGCTGCCTTCTTCGCACAAGCGAACAAGCTCATCTATGCGCGTTGAGTCTCCGCATAAAAGCTGATGCTCGCCCAAGAGCCAAAGTTCGCCGGGCTTGACAACAGGGTCTTCAGACGGTTCCGCGATTTCCTCAGCGTCCTGCCCGTGGCTTTCGTCGTCATCAATCGAGCCGGTTCCGTCAAGCAGAAGGTCGAGCTCCTCGTCAGAGAAGCCCATAACGTCGAGATTGAAGTCAAGTTCCTGAAGTTCGCCGAGCTCGATGCGAAGAAGCTCTTCGTCCCATCCCGCATTCAAGGCGAGTTGATTGTCGGCAATGCGCAGTGCTTTCTTCTGCGCGTCGGTGAGCCCCTTCAGGCGAATCGCCGGCACTTCCTTCATGCCGATCGACTTCGCGGCCAATGTTCGACCGTGGCCTGCAATGAGCTCATTGTGTTCATCAATCAAGACTGGGTTTGTAAAACCGAATTCCTTGATCGATTCTGCGACTTGCTTTATTTGCTCGTCGCTGTGCGTTCGGGCGTTTCGCTCGTACGCTTTCAGATCGTCAACGTTGATGTATTCGATCTGCGTTTTCTGTTGTGCCACTAGGCTTCAACTCCTTTACAAGGTGATCCCCTTTGAAAGGGTTCCGCGCGACCTACGCGGAGCGGTCTGCTGCTTGAGTGCTCCCCCATTCGCATAAAACTCCTGCAAAAAATCGAAATTAGGCGAGAGAAGCTCCAGTGCAGCCGTCGCGTATACGGCGCAGTCAAGGGCCTCGTTGCGTTCGCGGATTTTCTTCCACGCCATTTTCACGACGCCTTTTTCAAAGTGTTTTTCAAGCACCTCAGCGGTCAACTGCTTGAAGAAGTTTTCAGAAAAGCCCCTGTCCTCCTGCGCCGCATAGTGCGCGAAGTTCGGACCAGCTTCCTGCACGGAAAGCCTGTTCATGACAAGCGACTTTCCGCCGTCAACACCGAGCGTGAAGAGCGTTGCCTTCATCGCGTTGCTCTTCGTCGGCGTGTTGATGAACGGGACACCGATGCCGCCGCGCCCCTTGATCGCGAAAACGCGCATGCGCTCGCGAGCCTTTGTGTACTGGTAGACGTTCGTCGTGTAGGTACCGTCACCAGAGTCGACGCAGGCACAAGCAACCGCGACGTTGACGCCGTTCGGCATCGAATGCTGACGCTGTAGGACCGCATCTAGCTGTTGCCACGTTCTCGGATCGCCCGGACGGCCGTAGAGCACGCGGTGCTCTATGCCCCAACACTCCCGACCGACGCCCCATCCGTAAACGGAGCATTCGAGACGATCGTGCTGAACGTCGATGCCGGCAGTCAGTAGCAAGACGCCTTCAGGAAGCACGCCATTTACCGGATAGCTTTCGCGCCGGTTGAACAGCTGTTCCCAGTTGTCGGCGTCAGGGTTGATTTCTTCCCACGCCTCGCCGAGCTTCAGGTTCACGAACTCCATGAGGCCGTGTTTGTCGCGGTTGTGATTCACGGAAACGAACTCCTCAACAAGGTCGTGAAGGTTCACCCACGGCGAGTAAAGCGCGTTGACGTGATAGCCCTTGATCTTGCTGCCTGGGTTCGTCGCAATCCAACGCCCGCTCTGCAGCAGCTTCGGATCGGGTTTGTAGGCACCTCTCGTTATGCAGCCGCACTCTGGACAATGCATGCTTGCTGTCATCGGCAGTGCATTCCCTTCGTCGTCTTTCTGCCAGGTCACATTTGCCCATTGCAAAATGTGTTCCTCACCGCAATGTGGGCACTTGACAAAGAAGCGACGTTGATCACTTCGTTCGTACCAGTCGTCAATCTTCGACGCGCCCTTGATGGTCGGCGTGCTGACGAGAATGATCTTTCTGTTTCCGAAGTTCTGAGTTCGCTGAATCGCGAGCTTCAGAGGGTCACCTTCCTTCGTCACGCCGTAACGGTCCACTTCGTCACAAAGCAGAACTCGGATCGGACGAGAGGCAAGGCCAGCCGGTGAGTTCGCACCGACCAGAGCCAGATACCCGCCCGGGAAATGCTTCATGCGAATAGTCGTACTTGACTTTTTCGCAGAGCCGCGACCGTCCTTCCCTTCTTCGAGCTTGCCTTGCAAGCCTGGAGAGTTCTGGAACATCGGCTCGATGCGCTCCTTCGAAAACGCCTCGGCCATTTCAACGGTCGGTTGTAGCATCAGCTGAGGAGCAGGCTCCTGGTCGGCAAAGTACCCCATGATGTTCAGGAGCATCTCCGACTTGCCGAGCTGCGAAGAGCAACACATGACGACGATTTCCGTGCGTCTGTCGGTCGCAGAATCCATCGGCTCCTGCAAATACGGCGTTCGGCTTGTGCGCCACATGCCCGCCTCAGGAGACGTACCGGAAGCAACGACGCGGAACTTATCGGCCCACTGGCTCCCGGTCAAACGAGAGATCGGGCGACAAGCTTGCGCCCACGCCTTGGACCAAATGCCCATGTCATCACTCCTTTGCAAACCGCGAGCCGTTGATTGTTTTCAGAAGGTCGCGGAAGATGTCTTCAAGGACTTCCTCAGCTTCGCGCTGCGTTCGGTTTTCAAGCAACGCCGAGTATCGAGTCGGTGCGGAAATTGCGAAGTTACGGAGCATTGCTGCCGCCTCCCTCGCGTCCGCCTCAACATCTGCAACCGCTACGTACTCGCCCTTGAGCTTTTTGTATTCGAGGTCTTTGATCTTTGCGGTCGCGACCTCTTTTGCGAGCCGGGCCTTGTTGAACGCCTCGTTAACGTTCAGCGCAGACGATATTTGTTTGTCGTCTTCGTCATCACCCGTGAACACTTCCGTCGTCCTTCTGGACGTCCGGCGGCTCGCCTTTTTTCGTTCTTCAGACTTGACCAGAGCCTTGAAGGCTTTCAGGCCTTCTTCTAACGGAATCTTTCCGTCGACAAGAGGCAGCTCGCCAGTCTTGCACTTCCCGCTTACATATGCGGCACTACGTCCGACTTGGCGCGCAAACTCTCGCATGCTGACGCCATCGTTCGCCATGCCAACACCTCATTTTGTTTGGTAATTCCATCTTCACGCGTTCGCGCTTTCGCTTCAATACCGGCAAGCACTGGCAGGCGTAAACCGTTCACGGAAAGCGTAAAGTGAAATGTTCATGAACACCCTTTTGAAAATTGCATCTAGACCGTTTTCGGGGCTCGTCCGACCCGCAAGGCTCAAAAAGCCCCAGGAGTACCTTTTGACGCCCCGCCCTCATCATTGAGCAGGTTGAGGCTGAGGTTGAGCCTGCACAGGCGCCGGGCCCTTGTCATCAGTCACAGCATCGTAGACAGCGTTGCCTGCCATCGATCCTGCGAACGATCCGGCAACAGTAGACCAGAAGCCACCGCCAGAAGAGGCAGGAGCAGATTGATTCACCGTCTGGTTGATGACGGTCGTGTTCTTCTTCACGACTGTCGTTCGCTTCGGTGCATAGCTCTTCGTAGGAGCAGGACGGGAGAACGAACGTCCGCCGCTGAACCCACGACCGCCACGTGCTTCCGCCGCTGTAGAAACGAAAAAGGCGACCGCAATGGCCGCCACAATAGCTTTCTTCATTTTGTACCTCGAAATTGAAAAGCCCCCGAGGTTTCCCCTGAGGGCTTTACGCTCTCCCTGGTGTATCGTTGAAGCTCTGACCCTATCAACTCCACCAGGAGACCTCATGAATGAATTTGCTTATGTAGACGGCTTCGATGTCGTCAACCATGATGAAGACGGCATTACCGAAGTCCAGCGTCAACCAGGAGATGAGGTTCTCATTCTCCGGGCCGACGGCAGCCAATGGCTGATTGACTGTGTCACGGTTGAGGAATGGCTTGAGTACAAGCACAACCCCACAACAGAAGCCTTACGCCACCTGATCGGCAAGCACGGAAGGCCTCGCCGTGTCGGGTAACCGAACGTCATAAACCAGAGAGCCGCGTCCGCCTCCCACATTGAAGAATCGAATCCCTTCATATCGGGAACGATCTTCAATACCAATGCGTCGATTGCGACGTCGAATGGTTGCGATGAACTGGCGTGCCAGAAAGTCGATGATCTTCTCATCAAGATAGTTGAGCCAACGCTTCATATGGCACTCCTAAAACAGCCCAAGGGACGCCCTGGTCAAACAGGGCGCCCCTCAGACATCCCCTAGAGCAAACTGCCCTAAGGTAGCGAATGGAAACCGCGCGGGTTGCGCATCGTTGAGAGGCGTGCGCGGTGTTGTTTTCAAAACAAAAAAGCGGCATCACCGTGGAGGAGATACCGCTTTCCAGAATTGCTGATGTTTTTCCTAGGCATGGCAAAGCGAGCCTAAAAGACTCGCCCTCCAGCTCGGACACACCGGCATAATTTGATTAGTGAAGTCTATCACGGGACAGCACGTTGTGCAACATGCGAATTGCCAACATGAGATGCTGTTCGTACTTTCGTGGGCGGATGCCTACCACACGGCAGGTTATCCAGAGCGGCCGGCTCGGATTCCCATAGGCCTCCTGCAACAACCGCTTCTCTTTTGAGTCGAGCATCGCGCTCCATGCCGCCTCGATCTCCACAGCGTCATTGATGTCGATAATGCGAGGACGTTCCTTTGTGCCTTCCTCTGGCACGTAGCCGGCCTCTCGCATCACGCCGAGCATTGAACTCTTTCCACGAGGCTTCCCCTCACGCGCCCATGAACTCCAGTTCTCAAGGCGCGCTTCAAGAATTCGGCGCTCCGCTTCATCCATTCGCATGCTCCCTTTCCCATTCGTCTCGGCATTCGGCACAACACCAACGTCGAACATTTCGAACTCCCTCGACCGTTGCAGGCACTCTCTCGATCACTTCCCCGCAGTTCAAGCACAAGCTCACCACGATCGGTCTTGGTCCCTCTGGCTTTCTCTCCTCAATTGCCGCGCGCATGATCCATTCATCGCTTCTGGCGGCTCGGTCTGCATCATCCATGCTTCACCTCGTCAATAAAAACTTTTACACCCGGTTCGGGTCCGTGCGCCTTTCTGGTCCGGCTGTCGATCACCTGCGAGTCGTCCTCAAAAACGATCCCGTTCATGCCGTCAAGAATCGCCTTCTGTACGTTGTCAAGGTCCGGCTTTGAGACGTGATGCTCGACACCTTGCAGAGCCGCTGTGCGGCGTTTCTTAGACCATGACGAGGGCACAGGAAAGATGGCGAGAATGTCCACACGGACTGCGTTCGGCTTTTCGATCTTTCTCTTGCCAATCATTGCCTCCTTTGCCCTGGCCGTCACGAGCGCCTCATACTTTCGCGTCGTGTCCGGCGTGTACGTGTGGCCGCTGCGAGTGAAGCGCGGGCGTCCTTTGGGGACTGGAACCCCCTCAATCGTGAAACTAATCATTTTTCCTTTCTCCTCAGTCCGTCGTAATAGCCTTGAATAAAGGCCGCTCTCTTTTTGGGATTCATTCGATCCGTCAAGCCCTGATATTTCGCCATCGGCTCACCGCGTTGTGCGGCAGATCGTCCGAGGCGGTATTCGTCACTTTCTTTCATGACTCCTCCTTTTTAGGTCCCCCGTGAGATGATTGAGGCTGTGTTCCCCAACACGTCCATCAACCAACCCACGGAGGTTTAAACAAATGCCTGTTACTAAACTCGACCCCAAAACAGCCTTACTCGCCATGTGCGCTGCAGGTGCGGTGAAACTCGAACCGATCGACATTTCCGCAACGGGCGACACAGGCACAGAAGAAGTCCAGTCTTTGGTTTCGATCAACGTTTCACGCCTTGAGGCAGTTCTTGCTTGGCTTGATCAGGTCTGCCCCAGCGACGAAGATGTTCTCGATGAAGCTGTTTCGCGCGTTGCACGTAATGACGAATAAGACGTTTTCCTTCTTCTTCGGCGGTATCTAGCGTCTCCAGCTCAAGAGAACTGAAATCCGTTGTGATTTCGGGCGACTGGACTGCTTCCGGTTGCCCGTCTCGCTCATTTGATTTCTGGTCTGTCATGACCTCTCCTTTGTTAAAAATCGATGTCGTTCTTCCGCATGCTCGGCCACGAGAGCCGGATGAACTTGCACGTTTCTTTGAGCCGGTCGTACTCCTGCTCTCCTATCGCGGTCTTCAGCAGCGCCGGATCGGCGTTGGTGATCCAGATGGTCGGAAGCTGAGTGTCGTAGCGGGCGTACAAGACCTCTGAGAGAACTTCCTTTGTGATCGGCTTCGCGTCTTCCTTTGCGACCTCATCGACGACAAGCAGCGGACAGGTTTTGTAGGCTCTTTTCACGTCTGCGGTCGTCTTTCCCGGCTCTCGGCATCCCCAGGAGTCAGCAACCGTCTGCCCCATCTCATGCGCCGTCGTGTAGATGCCGGCACACTTGCTCAAGAGTTCCTGAAGCACCGCACACGCCAGATGGGTCTTGCCGGTCCCGCATTCGCCGATGAAAACCATCCCTATGCCGGACTGGCGAAGCGCGTCGAACTTTGTGATGTAGGACTCGGCGATCTTGAGCACCTTCGCTTTCTGGTCGTTCCCATCGGTTCTGAAGGATGCAAGCGTTCTGGATCGGTACTTGGTCGGGATGGCCGTTCGGTCCAGCGTCTGCTCATACGCGCGGCGCTTTTCAAGCTCTTCGCGTTCCCTGCGCTCGCGCTCTTCAGCTTCCCGCTGCTTTTGCAACTGGATCGCTCGGCACTTCGGACATCCGCTCGCGTTCTTGAGCTCTCCCTTCAGGTAGGTCAGGTGAGAGATATATCGCCCGTGCACGGGGCATTCCCGCTCCTCCTCACCCTCGGCAAAGCCCAACAGGCCGACCAAGCCTTCTGCTTTTTTCATGTTGTTTTCCTCAATCCACGATGATCGTTACGCCGTCGTCGGCGAGTTTTTCGGTTCTGCCTTCACCTCGGCAGCAGGCCTGAAGTCGTTCTCGGTATTCAGCCGTCTGGGTGACGTTCTGAGGCTTTCGGTAGGTGCTACCGCTCGTCCTCGTCAACCAGGAGGCTCTGAAGCCTGCCCAGGCATTGGCGCAGCAATGCTCGATGACCTGAAGCAGCGTCATATGAGCCTTTTCCCCTTCGGATCGAAGAAGCTCAAGCGCTCTTTCGGTCAATGCCATCTTCTTCAGAGCGCGAATCTCTCCGAATTGCTTCCAGAGGTCTTCAGGAACTTCAGCCGGCTTTTCGACCTTGATCCACTTTTTCCAGGCCTCGCCTTTCTTGGTTCTGGCTTTTGGCGGCGTGTCTTCTCTACTGGTTATTGATTGGTTATTGATAGGTTCATTGATAGGTTCGTGTCCCGTTTTCGGTACTACTGTCGTCCCGTTTTCGGGACAACTGGCGTACCGTTTTCGGGACAACTGGCGTACCGTTTTTGGGTCGTCCCGTTTTTGGGTTGTCCCGTTTTCGGTACTTCCGTTTTTGGGCCAATCCTCTATGTGCAGAAGGTACTCATTTGAGTTGTGTACCTCTCGCTTGCGCACGGACAAAACGCCACGTTCCGCAAGCCTCGAAATCACAGCAAAGACCGTCTTTCGATTCATCTGCGTCATGTTGCAAATGGTCTCGACGGACGGGTAGCAGTTCTTGCCTTCGTCATCGGCCCGGTCGGCAAGAGCGAGGAGCACAAGACGTTCGGTTGACTTCTCAACCGGAACCATCCATGCCAGTGCGGAAACCTTGAAGCTCATGGCGTCCCCTTAGCGAATAAGCGACCAGTCAATATCTGGGCGCAGGTCTTCGCGCGTCACTTTTCGACAAGAAACCATCTCGATCTTCTCAGCGACTTCCGGGCTGAAGTTCTTCGACGGGACATACATGCAGTTGTGAAGCCAGCGGACAGAAATGCCTGCTTTTTGGCACAAGGCCTTCTTCTCGATAGGCTTTAGCGATTTGAAATATTCGAGCGCTCGAGGCGTCATCTCAGACCTCTCGGTGTTGTTTTGGTGTTAAACCATAATACAACATTTTCGCCGCTTTTGTTGGTTGCCGAACATGTTGCCGCGCATACACCTTTCACACTACTATTGCGGAAGGGAGGTACTTCTTATGAGTACGAATGAAAAAGACGCCCTGAAGCGGATACGCATTGCAAACCTGAGTCGTCTGGCAGAGCTGAATGGCTCGCGGTCTCGATTGGCCGAGATACTGGGCAAAGCTCCGCAGCAGATCAATGACATGATCAGAGGAACGAAGTCTTTTGGAGCACGAATCGCTAGAGAGATTGAAGATAAGCTTGACCTTCCTCCAGGAACACTTGACACGGAAAACGCAGAACTCGGCAACCCCCAAGTAAGCACGATACGTTTCAAGCGCATACCAATCCTTTCATATGTGCAGGCGGGAATGCTTACAGACAACGGACAAGAACAATACGATGAATGGGCGATCGTCCCAGAAACATTGCCGGAGAAAACTTTTGCTCTTCGCGTAAGAGGCGACTCCATGTCGCCAAATTTCCAAGAAGGACAACTGCTCTTCGTCGACCCCAATAGGCTGCCAAAACCTGGAGACTTCGTCATTGCACGTTCTACGTCTGGCATTCTCACAGAGACGACTTTCAAGAAATACGTCGTCACCGGATACGACGATCAAGGTCGAGAACTCTTTGATCTGAAGCCGCTGAACCCAGACTATCCAATCCTTCACTCCATGCAACACGGTTTAGAGGTCGTCGGCGTCGTTTGCGGATCATTCAACACCTACTAAACCAAACCCCATAACACAACCAAATCAAGCCCGCCACTCAAGGCGGGCTTTTTTTGTCTTAATTTCAGTGCCATTGATGCGCGTCAATAACTCCCCAATTTATACACCTCACCAACACCCTACGGCAACCATATTGGTTTTATTTTGGTGTAACATCGATGGTGTTGATTGGTTTCAACAGCACATAGCAAGAAGAAACCATTCAACACCAACCTACCGGCAACAACCGGGAGGGCAGACATGAAAACGCGGACGCGGGGATGCAGACGTTGAGAGACGTGGAGCGGCGGACGTAGCTGATGCAGCCGAGAGAGGCAGAGGTCACGAAGACCCGAGCGGCTGCCTGCGGAAAACGCGGGACCGTGCGCAGCAGAAAGTCGATTCAAGCGTTCTTGCGCATGTGTTCAATGCGTAGGGGACTGGCGCGAGAGCGCTTGGATGGACTTTCATAAAGATCACAGCCGTCTCGCGGGCAGACACGCGGGACGGCTTTCCAGGAGAACGCAATGACGGACAAGGACAAGCTCGACTACCTCGAGTACATCAAAGACTTCATGGATGAGGCCGCTAAGGCCTACATCCGGGGCGACGACGATGCGTACATCGGTGCACTCAACTCCGCTGACGCCCTTCTGACTGGTTTGCTCAACGATGACGACGAGGAGGACGAAGAATGAGTCGCAGCGACTTCGACGCCCGACTGGCGCATCACCTCCGTTCGATCGGTCGCGAGACCTGCAGCGAAGCAGATGTCCACGAGTACGCGCTCATGAGCATCGCGAACGCCGCCGCGCTCGCTTTCTACATGAAGACCGAGCCGACCGTCATCCACTGCCCCGCAGCGGAGAAGTACGAGCAGGTCGCCTGCAACGTCCAGTGCGTCATGGACGAACTTCCGTAACGACTTTGAGGGCAACGGCTTGACGCAGATATGAGCCGATCTGGTTGCTGACTAGGCCAGATCCCAAAGCCGGGGCATCTGCAGACGAGAGGTTTTGCGTTCACCCCGGCTCCCTCACCCACCACCAACCAAAAGGACATTCACGCGCCCTTGCCCGTGCCATCACGAGCCGGCAGTTCTTCCCAGCGAGGGCGTCTGAATGTCTTTTCTTTTTTTCGGAGGCGTCATGAAGCGCTTTATTACTTACCTCGACGACCTGGCGAAGCGGACCTACTTCGGCACGGACGGTACCGAGCCTCAGCGCTCTGGCGTACTCGGGTACCTCATCGATGGCCTCGAAGGCCTGCTCGGGTTCTTCGGTCTGGTGATCCTGCCCGCAATGGCTGCGGCCACCCTCTATCACTGGATTTTTGACTAGGAGACAAAAATGGCTTGGAACTACCCCGATGGATGCGGACCCGACGACTACGAACGCTGGTGCGGCCCCGACCCCGAGGACGAAGACGAGGACGAGGACGAAGAGGACGAAGGCGAGGTGCTCGAATGAAGGCAGAACCGCGCAAAAACCTGAGACCACGCGAAATCGAGTACCTCACGCTCGTTGCGAAAGGTCTCAGACGACGCGAAATCGCCGAAAAGATGGGCATCGCGATAACGACCGTCAAGTACTACCACGAGGAAATGATGAGCGTTCTTTGCGCGAGAACTGCCGCAGAAGCGGTCTACGAAGCTTTTCAACGCGGGATTTTCAAGGTAACCCAATGAGCTACTCAGACCCAGTCAAGACGATTGACCACATCCCCCAGGATTTCGACATGAAACGAATTACTCGAAAGCGACCGCTCGAGCAGCGGCGCGCAGCAAAGCAGGCTCGGCAGAACGTCGAGCCTTTTTCGTGTGAACGACCCTCGCTGATCTGGAAGGTCGTTGTTCTCGCAGGAGCGCTCGCAATTGTTGCGGCAGCGATCTTTCAAGGAGTTTTGAATGGCAGCAATTAAGACTGCAGAGATGGAACGCGATGCCTGGCTGCAAGAACGCACGAAGGGCATCGGCGGCTCAGACGTTGCAACGGTCCTCGGACTCAACCCTTACAAGACGCCATTGAGCTTGTGGGAAGAGAAGACCGGCAAGACAAAAGGCTCACCGGCAGGCGAAGCAGCCTACTGGGGAACCACGCTTGAAGATGTGGTTGCGAAAGAGTTCAGCAAGCGCACCGGCATGAAAATTCAGCGCGTGAACTTCCTTCTTTCGACCGGCGAAAACGGGTGGATGCGTGGCAACATCGACCGAGCGATTGTCAACGAACAGATTGCCAAGACGGTCCGCGTCAACAAGCCCGAGAAGGCAGTCCAAACGGGCCTCATGCTTTCGACGGACGTCGGACTCGAATGCAAGACCGCCAACGCCTTCATGGCTGATAAGTGGGGACCCTCGCAGGAGGCCGAGATCGTGTCCGGCAATGTCGTCACGGAGCACCAGATTCCGCTCTACTACGAAACGCAGATTCAGTGGTACATGGCTGTGACGGGCATCAAGAAGTTCTATGTCGCGGTTCTCATCGGCGGCCAGGACTTCCGAATGTACGAAGTGCAGCGCGATGAAGACGTGATCAAAGCCATCGTCGAAAAATGCCGCGTCTTCTGGTTTGAGAAGGTCCTTGCTGATGTTGCTCCCGATCCCATCAACGTCGACGACATCAAGAAGCTCTACTCCCGCGACAACGGCGAGCTGAAAGAAGCCAGTAACGACGAAGCCGCCGACATCGGCGAGCTCAGAACGATCAAAGAACAGATCAAAGAGCTGCAGGAGCAAGAGAAGGCCGTCGCCTCTCGCGTGATCCTCGCTATCGGTGAAAAGACCGGCCTCACGATCGGCGGCCAAAAGGCTGTCACCTTCAAGGCGCAGAACAGCTCTCGCTTCTCCTCCACCGCCTTCAAGAAAGAACACCCGGACCTGTACAGGGACTTCGTACAGACCTCCACCACCCGCATCCTTCGACTCGCTTAACACAAAGGAAAACCCATGTCCACAACTGATGTTCTCAAATCTCAGGTCGCACCTGCCGCCGCACAGACCGCCGTCGTGCAACAGGTCAAAGCCGCAACCGTCATCGACGTCGTGCGCTCGAAAAAGTTTCAGGCGCAGATGGCCCTGGCACTTCCGAAGAGCATGACTGCTGATCGCCTGACGCGCATCGTCATGACTGAGTGCCGCAAGGCACCGGCTCTTCTGAAGTGCGCCCCTGAGAGCTTTTACGGCGCAGTCCTCCAGTGCGCTGCTCTCGGCCTTGAGCCCGGTTCCGCGCTCGGGCATTGCTACCTGCTGCCCTTCGGGAATGGCAAAGACAAGTCTGGTCGTCCGAACGCGCAGCTGATTATCGGCTACCGAGGAATGATCGACCTCGCACGTCGATCCGGCCAGATCGTCAGCCTCTCCGCATACTGTGTGCACGAACAGGACACCTTCAACTACAAGTTGGGGCTTGATCCGGACATCGAGCACATCCCTGCGTCGGTTGCGGATCGAGGAAAGGTCACTCACGTCTATGCCGTCGCGAAGCTCAAGGGCGGCGGGGTTCAATTCGAGGTTATGTCTCGCGCCGAGATTGAAGCTGTGCGCAAGACCTCAAAAGCCGGCACCTCTGGCCCCTGGTCCTCGCATTGGGACGAGATGGCAAAAAAGACCGTCATTCGTCGCCTCTTCAAGTACCTCCCCGTCAGCATCGAGGCCGTCCGCGCCGTCGAGATCGACGAGAAGTCGGACCGTGGCGAAGCCGTAACGCAGCAGGACTTCATTGAAGGCGAGTTCATCGAGAAGGGCGACGTGAACGACGCCGGGTACATCAACGACGAAGCTCCGTCGAACGAATAAATCCTTCTCCTGCCCGCTTCACCGGCGGGCGGGGGGTTCCATTGATGGAGAAAAGAATGAAAATTCATTCAAAGACCGAACTGGCGACCTTCTTCGTCGAATGTCTGATTGCGAGAATGCTCAAAGAATGGATAAACATCGTCATTCTCTGCCTGCTGTGGATTTCCGCTCTGTTCCCCCATTCCTCGGATTTTATGGACGGTTTTTTCATCGGCGCAGACGTGGTAGTAACGCTCGTTTTCTTTTTATCTTGGGCGACGCTTGCGTACTCCCGTATGCAGGAAAAGCAATGGCGCGTAGATGTGTACGAGAACATTCGCACAGGCCAAAAGTACAGCCTCACGCTCCCGCCTTCGTTGCCTAGTAACAAGTATGCATTCGCGTCTCAGATCAAGGGGCAAGCCTGATGCCTACCAGTAAGAAACCGAAGAAAAAGCGCACGAAGAAGTACGACCCGAAGAAGCACCGCATCGGTTACCTCGACATGTTCGACATCTCGGCGAATAAGGGGCTCAGCGATCGCGCCGCCGCCAGTATCGAGCTTGACTACCGCATTCACCTGCAGTCCTTCAGAACGGAGCCTTCGCACGAATCGTGGGCTTACCTCGTTGGGCTTCTGCTTCTCGCGGACCGCCTCTCCTACGACCTCGAAGAAGGCGAAGAGTTCAGGCGTGAGATTGAACCGGCATGGCGTCAGGTCGACGCCGCCTGGCGCATCTGGCAAGAACACCACGTGATCGCGAAAGAAAACCTGCTGCAAGCCGAAGCCCTGTTGCCGAACCTTATCGAGCTATTCAAGGGCTTCACCTACAAAGAGATGGACCAGGCGTTTCACTATGTCATGAAGCACCATCTGAAGCCTGTTCGCATCATGAAAGAGGAAGGACTGATCGAATGAAATACCGACTGCGCGACGAAATAGCGCGAAGAAAACTAGAGACGCTATCCGGTGGCAAGTTCCACGAACGTCTGAACATGTACGCAGCCGCCTTTGCGGATGCTCACAAAGCCGGTCGTGTGACGGACGAGGAGTTTGCAGAGGGCATAACGGTCGGCATCTGGATAGGCGCCTGCCTCGCGCACGTCCGAATTGAGTGGCAGGACATTGAAGAGATCAAGGAGCAGCAATGAACAAACATGACAACGAACAATGGCGCTCCTTTAAGAAAGAGCGCCCGGAACGCGGGCACTACCAGATCAGCCTCGTCCCTCGTGACGGCCACAAAGGATTCTGCATGTACGCGTACTTCAACGGACGGGACTGGTACGACGAGCACAATCGACAGCTGGACGTCAGCAGGTATCAGCTTTCTTTCCGTCCTTGGTGTGAGGACTACGAAGAATGATCGACGAAGAACTGAAAGACATTGCCAGACACTACGGGCGAGACCATCAGACGCTCAAGGCTGCCGAAGAGTTCGGAGAGGCCGCAACAGCGGCTTCACGTCTTGCGCTCGCCAGACAGGCCGAAGCATCCGGCGGCAAGTACCGGTGCATCACAGCGCTTGAAAACAACCTTGCAGAAGAGTGCGCCGACTGCCTCGTAATGATCAGTCAACTGCGCCTGTTGATCCCAGGCTTCAGCGCCAAGATCGACCTAGCAATGCACGAAAAGATCGAACGCCAACTCAACAGAATCAAAAAGGAAAACCAATGCTGAACATTAACGAAGTGACCATCTGCGGCTGCCTTGGCCGCGATCCTGACCTCCGATATGGGACGAACAACCTCGCTTTCGTTTCCCTGGCCGTCGCCACAAACCGTAGAGTGAAAAACGCGGACGGTCAATACGAAAACGTCACAGACTGGAACACCGTCGTCGCCTTTGGCAAGACTGCCGAGACGATTGCCGAGTATCTGCACAAGGGGTCGCCGATCTGGGTACGTGGCCGTCTTCAAACGAGAAAGTACAAAGACAAAAACGGCGCCGACCGATGGGTGACAGAAGTCATCTGCGAGCACTTCCAGTTCGTCCAGAGCGCGAAGGATCGTGGAGAACAGCGACAGGAAGAGCCGGCAAGGCGATCACGCGCACAAGAGCATACCCAGACCTATGACGACGGCGAAGTACCGTTTTAAGGGAACTACGCTGGCGGAGTTTGAGGCTGAGGCATCGACCAAATCATGCATAAAAATGCAACGAACAACAACACGATGACTGCTTTCTTTTGCTTGCTGTATCTCGGATTCACCAAGGTGAGTGTGACACCAACCGGAAAGAAAACAACATACCAAACCAAGATGAACCAGCCGCGCTGACTGATTGAAGGCTTTTCTTCTGTGGTTAACGGCTCCTGGGCTGTCTGACGAATCGGTCTTGTACCGCCCCGTGTCTTGACGATATGAGCCAAGTCGTTCCAAGACTCCTTAAGCTCTCCCACAGAGTCTGCAAGCTCCTTCTTGCTTTTCTCAAGTTTCTCTTTGCTTCTCTTTAGGTCTTCCAATCTACGGATTTCTCGTGCATTTGAGTCACTTTCAGAAAAGGTATCGAACCTTTTTGAACTTCCCGCAAACCGTGATGGAGTATCTGCTAAAGCATTACGCTTTTGAACACCAAACATCTTCGGAAAGTAGCATTTTTCGTACAGATATGTTTTTTCAATATTGGAGTCTATGCAAATTCCATGAAAACGAGTTTTATAAACCATTGTCGGAACAACAGAACGCGTCTCACCAGGACGAGTTCCGCCGTAATAGGTCAGCTGAATCACTTCTCCATTATCAGCCGCTTCCTGCAGGTATTCCATGATCTGGTCTTGTGGGTACGGGTACGTTTTCATGCTCGCTTACTCCGAGTGTGAGAAATGGTGGGCTCGCGTGTGACGACGCGAGCTCACCCAACATCATACGGCAACGAATGTTGACAAACTGACAAACGCATGCATACAATGAGCCCATCACGTGAGAAAAAGCGTGATCGGGCGTGGAAACCCGGACGAACCCCAAAGGCGCACAACCGCCTTACGTCTTCTCGTTCGAGCGGATTTTTTGTGTGCGTGCATATCACTTTTACGAGTGAGGCCTACGGGCGCCCTTGCGGCGGCCGGCACCTTTGGGACGGTATTTCCACCCCGTAGCGCCTCGCTCACCACCGTGGAAAGTGGTCGCGAGGCTCCAGCAACACCCAAAGGAGACTCGCTATGCAAGCCAGTCAATCTGCTGTCGCGTCCGCGACACTGTCAACATTCAATTTGCCCTTCGTCATCAGAGGGTTGCTCTCCAACTCTCTGTCCTCAGCTGAGGCCCACTCTCAGGCGCTTTCGCTCTGCCAAGAGGCACGCAGCATCCTGACAATGGTTTTCGACGCCACCGAAAACCCTCAAGTTCTCAGCTCCTACAAAGACATCCAATCGTCTATCGCAACAGCGGCTGCCCTCATCGAGACCGCTGAACTTGTCGTTTCCGTAACGGATGAAAACGCAAATGAATGAAATCATCAAACTCACCAACGGCCAACCGGTCGTCGACTCTCTCACCATCGCTGACGGCGCTCAAATCGAACACGCTTCGGTGATGAAGCTAACGCGCAAGTATGAGGACGACTTCAACTCCTTCGGAAGGGTTGGATTTGAAACCCGACCCTTTGAAACGAATGGCGGCACTCAAAAACGCGAGGTCGCCTTATTCAACGAAAACCAGGCAATGCTCCTCTTCACCTACCTGAAGAACACAGAGATCGCCCGCACCTTCAAAATTCGCCTCGTCAAAGCATTCAGCGATTGTCGCGACGAACTTGCGAACGCCAAGGTATCCGCTCCCGCGTTGCCGGACTATCCGACGGCGCTGCGACAGCTGGCCTCATCTCTGGAGAAGACCGCAGCGCTTGAACACAAGATCGCCGAGGACGCTCCTAAGGTTGCCTTTGCTGAGACTGTCGAGGCCTCCTACGGCGACATGCTCATTCGAGAGGCGGCAAAGACGCTCGGCTATCCGGCCAAGCACCTCTTCGACTGGCTGCGCACGCACTCGTGGCTCACTGCGAAGAACGAACCCTATGCCGACAGAGTCAAGCAAGGTGTTCTTCGCCCGCGCGTGTCGAACTTCGATCATCCTGAAAAAGGACCGAGCGTGTCCGTCACGGCGCACGTGACGCCGAAGGGGCTTTTCCGGCTTTACAAGGAGCTGTTGAAGGAAGGCAAGATCACCAGGAACGAACGGCTTGAACTGGCATCGTGAGGACCAAACTATGGCAATAGGTAATACACTAGACGGAAAGAGCATTCGCGCGATGCTCTTTGATCCGGCAGTTCCTGACTATGCATTTCTAACGCGAGATGAAGTCATCGCCGCCTTTGATACATCAGAGCCGACACTTCGACGTTGGGCATTGGAAAGCGGCTTCCCGGACCCTGTAGCCTATCCAGGCATTACTGCGTACCCCATCGCAGCTCTACGCGAGTTCCTGAGTCGCGTAGCCAGAGAATCTCGCAACGCCACAAGCAAAAAAAACCGTTAGTCTTCTTTTTTTCGTCGGTGGGTCTTTTGGTGGGTCTTTTGACATTAAAGCCTCTACAACCGTTGCTACGCCTTAATTCATGAATTCCTCCCCTTCCGCCA